CGGATGTCCTGAGCATCCGGGAAGAGGACGTCGATGTTGTCGATACCGTAGGTGGCGGTGTGCGCGAGCAGGGAGTCACGGAACGAGCCATACCCTTTCGCGTCTGCCATGACCGCGCCGAACAGCTCGATCATGTCGGAATGAGAGAGGACCTCGCCCTCGACCTCGATGGCGTCGCCCTCGAAAACGTTGTGATGTGCCATGTCATCTCCTTCGAAAGATTGCTTCATGTCGGAATCCTCGCCCTGGGCATCCTGGATGGCCATGCCGATGAGGTATTCCACGACAGTCTTCTGCTCGTCGGTCAGGGAGTCGAGGACGTCCTGTACCGTACGATCGTCGTTGTTGTCAGCCACTTGGGCCTCCTTTTCTTTTCCGTCTGCATGCTCGACGGCCTCTTCGTCGGCATTGTCCGCAGGCTCTTCCTGAGCCTTTTCCTCCTCAGTCTCCGGATCGGCCGCTGCTGCGGGCTCTTCCTCCGGATCCCTGGGATCTGCGTGCTCCGCCTTCTCGACGCCGAGCTCGAAATACTCTCCGGAATAGATGATACCCTCGTCGGCTTCCTCGTAGGTTCCGTCGGAATGCTCGATTGCGAGGGTGTCGATCATCGCACCCGGGTTCGCTCCGGCCAGCACGAGGCTCACCTCGCGGATGATGCCGTGCACAACGTCCTTGCCCCCGTTGGGATTGGGACGCTGCTGGAGCTTGTTGGCGTAGATGGAGAGAGCGGTCACGTCGCCGTGCATGACCGCGATCTTGGCATTGCGTCCGTTGTCCGTCTCGTTGAACGAGCCGTACGTGTAGACGCCGTCTGCGCGGTTCTCAAGCAGCGCGTGGCCGACCACCTCCTCCACCGAGTTGTGGTTGTGGTTCCACACCAGCGGGACGATCGTGCCGTCGCAATCCTTGAACGCGTCCTTGCGGATCGTGCGTCCGTCGGAACAACGGAGATCGTTACGCGTGGCGTAACCACCGAAATCATACTTCATTTTGAATTTCTCCTGTTCCTTCCTCGCCTTCTAACGGATAGCCTTCTGCGTACATCTGTGCCTGCACCTGAGCCATCGGATCGTTGAGGTTGGCGTTGCGGAGCGTGTCCGCCTTCGCCTCCCCGGACGGCCTGAAGCCCATGGAGGTCCTGATGGTGTTCGCTTCGAGGATCTCGTTGCGCGTGAACTTGTCGGCGATGTCGGCCATCTTCTCGGGGGAAGTGTACTTGAATGGATCGGTGAACCACCGAACCGCCTGTCCCTGTGTCTGCGCCGTCAAGGAGATCCACTTTCGTGTCATCTCCTGCGTGAACGCATCCAGGATGGCTCCGACTGTCCGCTTCTGATAGTTCTGCATGACCTCGGGAGAAGCAGTGCCGTTCATGATCTCGTCGGTGAGGCCCAACTGGCTGTAGAGCATACTCGTCAGGTACTCGATCTGGGACATGAGGTTGTTCTCTGCGGGTCTATTGAGTTGCGTGATTCGCTCTGTGGCGTCTACGTAGGCGATTCCGTACTTGGAACCTTGCAGTTGGTCCTCGATCTTGCGAAGACGGTCCTCCGCCCTCTGCTTCTGCATCTCAGACTTGATGGGGTATGGCATCTGGAGTATCACGTCCAGCTTCCCGGAACTGGACTGCTCGTCGATGGCATCCAGCGTGTTGAGTTTGCGGATGAGGCGCTGAAGAGTCGAGTTCGGCTCGTTCATCACCGCGTAGAACGGGTTCTCGATGATGCAAACCGCGCTCTTCGGGAGGACGATCTCGTCGTTCCTCTGCTGCGCGGCGTTCCACCCTTCGATCTTAACCGCCTTCTCGTACCAACCTGTGATGCGGCCGGCGCGTGCCGTGCGGACTTCGAACGTGGGATTGAACCTAGGATCCACATCCGTCTTCTCCGGGAATATGCAGACCACGCCCTCGTCGAACATGGTGGCAACCGCATCCAACTTGAGCGCGAAAGCCGTCTGGTCGATATTTGCGTCCTTGGTGAGGACCCGGTTGAGGGAATCGTTAATGGTCTCCAGATATCGCTCGTTGTTCTCCAAATCCAACCGGACATGCTCTATGTCGACCGAAGCGACATCTAGCGCAATGCGGTTGTATATGGAGGTGATGATGGAACGCTCGTTGCCCCGGGTGTATTGGAAATGGTTCGGACGTCCAGATGTCCAGCTGGAAGGACCTTGCATGAACTCGTATTCGCGCTCATACTCGGTCTGGTCCGTGGCCGGATCCTTGTTGCGGAACGCGGACCAAGCACGTTTCCATCGTTCTCCTATCGTCGCCATAGACGCTCCTAACTTATTAAAATTGTCATTCAAATGCTTCGCGGTTAAGTTTCCACGCGACGTAAGCGTCCATCATGGCCGCCACGTTGTCAATCTTCTCCTCTGACCGCTTCTTGTAGAGCTTGCGGTTTCCGTTGGTGTCCTCAATCACGATGGCGTTGCCCATCGCGAACTGCATCAGCATCTGGTCGAATATGAGGAGTCTGTCTTGAGCTAATTTCTTGAGTTCACCAAGGGGAACCGATTCGGTCTTTGCTCCCTGGATGACCTTCTCTATGCCGAACGGCCCGTTCTCCTGTTCCCAGCGGTTGACGAAGTCCTTGGCGTTGTACGGGTCGTACCCGAAGCATCGGACGTCGAAAGCTGCATCCAGGATGAACCGGTCGAGATCGTCGTAGACCTCCATCATGTCGAGGACTGTGCCATCCAGCACTATGAGCGATCCCTCTTGCACGAATTCGTCGTACTTCTGTCTCATTGCGAGGGGAAGTTTCATCATCGTGCGCTCGGAGATGTAGCTACGGGTCTTGATTCCGAACTTATCGCCCCGCAACGGGAACAGGAAGGTGAACGCGCAGAAGTCGTCGCCTTGCGAAAGGTCCGCGCCAAGGGCGCAGGGAAGCTGCCAAGCCGAGAAAGGCCTGTGACGGACCGTCTCCTCGTATGTGAAGAAGTACGTGTAACCCTCCATCGGGAGTCCGAACCTCTTGGCAAGGATGTCGTTCCTGGCAGAAGGGTTCATCTCGGCACGTTCAACGTCCAGCTGGTAGGTCTCGTAAGTGACGGTCTTGCCGATGTTCGGTTGGGCCTTGATCCACATGTGCGGATCGGCTACTTCCTTGACATCGTCCAACTTGTAGTACCAGATCGACACGTGTGGATTGTTGTACTCACCTTTCAAGATGGACATCAATTCCATTTTGATTGTGTCGCCTACGCTGTTGCGTACCGTTCCCTCCGAGCTGATGGCAAGCAGCAGACCGTCGTCGAACTTGGACGTTGCCTGCTCCAAGGTGCCTATGACGTCCTCCCGGATGTCACCGGAAAGCCATTCGTCAACGGATGCGATCTTGCATCGGAGCCCCTGGAGCGCATCGATGGACATGGGACGGACTTCCAGCTTGGAACCGGTCAGGAAGTTCTGTATGCCCTTCTTCGTCGCTGCTAGCTTCTGCCTCCCGGCGATGCTGCCGGATGTGTTGTGCACCGACCCTTCCGTCAACCACTTGAAGAGCGGCCCCCTTGATCGTACAATGGCGGTCTTCAGCGGTGCTAGGACCTCTTCCGCCTGCCTCATGGTCGGGGCGACGGTAACCTGGTCCGTGGTAGAAGTGTCGATGTTCAGGAAGTACGCCTGTATGGTGGTCACGTACATGGACTTCGCCCCGCCTCTGGCGAGGATGATGACCTGTTTCGTCGTTAAACGCTTCTTGATGCGCTTCCTGACGTAGTGACCGCCATGATTGCCTGGAGCAGGTTGATAAACCGAACGTTCCACGAAATAGTACCATCCGAACAGTTGCTCAGCCCAGAGCTTGAACGTGTCTAGGAGATGAAGATCCCCTCCGTCTGTGAGCGTGAGCTCATTCTCGCAGTAGGCTATGTAACCGTTGATGGCATCCTCATCATAGTACACACCAGGATTGGCGATGAGTGCGTCTATGCGGTTCATCTCCATAGCGATTTCCTTGTTAATCGGAATCTCGCCCCTTAGGACCTGCTCTCGGAACCGACCATAATACTTAGGCACTGCTGTGTTTGAAAGTCCTATGGCCGGTCACCTCCTTAAGAAGATCTTGATGCAACAGACACGGCAGCATAGCCAGCCAATACTGCTGCGCCCACAGCAAGAGATTTAGCTGCATCTCTTGATTCGAGACTTGAAACAGCTTGATCTCCATACTTCTTTCTAGCCGAATCATAACCCTTAGCGTCTGCTTCTCGATAAGAAGACATTTCATGCTTCTTGTATCCAGCCATGGTCTCCCAGAATCGAGGATCTTTCACTTTTTCCTTCATGGGTTTCTTCATGTAGTTGGCTGTGGATTTCGTGATCTCCGATTCTCGAACTTTATTAACATGCGCTCTGATTTGAGCGTCGGTTACTTTCCGTTCAAGACGTTGAATCTTCTTATCGCTAGCAGAATTTTCCTTTGCTTTGTTAAGTTTTTGTTGAGCGCGATTAACAGAGTCCTTATAAGCAGCGTTGGACTCTTTGACTTCCTGTCTGCGGTCTTTGCGATACTGCTCGGCTATGGAATTGCGACGACGTTGCGCGTTTTCCTGACGAATCTGTCTACGTTCGCTCCTAGAAGGTCTATGCCCAAGCTGCTCCGGAGTGCGTCTAACACCCCATTTCATGCCTTTGATACCGTGGTGTTCTAACGTTTCGTCCATTAGATCTCTCTCTCTCTCTCTGCTTTTTCGGGGCAGAATTTAATCCTTACGATCCGGAGTTCACCAGAACAGCCTGGTCGATCCAGCCCAAGGTGGGTGTGCCGGAGGAGATGGTGACGCCGAGCATGTAAGTGCCGTCCTCGTCCGGGTAATCAGGCACGGCAGGCGCAACCTCTCGTTTGGCCCACTCACCATTATGGACAACCAGGAAATCGCCGTTATCTGTGGAACTCACTGAGGGGAGCTCGGGATCGACGGTCGTCCACTTGCCTCCGGACACGCCGAGGAACTTGCCGTTGTCCGTTCCAGAAACAGGAGGGAGCTCCACGGCTGCTTCGATGTCCTCGCCGAGGTCCTCGATGGCCTCGCTGATGGTCTCGGCCTGCTCGTGGGTGATCTTGTTGAGTTCGTCAACGATGGTCTGCATTGTTCACAGTCCTTTCTACGTTAATCCATTTTGAATCCGGGGAAGTCTTTCCCCTTTACGTTGCGGCCGACGACCGGTTGCCCGGTCTTGCTGTTGATGGCCTTTGCGACAGCGTAAGTCGCAACTGACGAGACTGCTGCGGTACCGACTGTGGTGGCCACGTTGGCCATGAATCTGCGGCCCTCGGACATCTGCGTGGAGTTGACCTCCTTCTGGAGATCTTGATAACGCTTCTCCTTGGCAAGCCGGTTGATCCTACGGTCAAGTTCCTTGTCGGTCAGCTGATAGCCCTTCTTGGTATAGGCCTGTCTCTTTCGAGGGCCTTTAGAGGACTCGTACACGGACTGACGTGAGGATCTGGCCGACGGACGGTGACCGAGTTGCTCCGGAGTCCGGCGTACACCCCACTTCATTCCCTTGATACCGTGGTGCTTCATCGCCTCCATCTCGTCGACAGCGGTGAAGTTAACCTTGTACCCCAGCATCTCCAGTCTCCTTAAGTTCGTTAAGAAAGGTCTGCGCTTGTTGGGCTGCTTGGGTGATGTTGTTGTTCTTCCACCACGACCAGATGAAGGTCACAAGCGCGATAGCAGCACCAACGGCGGTGATGATGATATCGGCATCGGCGCTGATTCCGGCCATGGTCAGGAACATCACGACCACGGGAACCACTCCGCGCACAATCGCAATGGCCGCCTCTTTCTTGCTATACTCATTCATGGTGTCCTCTTTCCACTAGATGGTTCTCAAGTTTGTTGTACGCCTTTTCGAGCTTCTCTATGTTGTTGCCATTGAGAGCATGGGACATGAGAGCGAGCAAGGCTCTGTGCGTAACACGAGAGCCTTCCTCAAGCTCCAACAAGATCTTGTTGGTTTCTTCTATTTCGCTCTCCAGCTCGTCTACTCGCTTCTCCAGAATGTCAAGTCTTTCATTTTGATTCTTCTCCGGAGCCTCGACTCTTCCCTTGAGCACAAGTGCCACGTTGATAATCGTGGAAACGCTTATGATGAGGGTGCAAATCGTCACTAGATTCTCTATCTGCTCCATTAGCCTCTATCCTCCTCTCCGGAATCGACGATAACGTTTAGCCTCCATTCCGCTTCTTCCGCCGATTGCTCAAGGGAATTGAGTACGAAAGATGATGCGGGAGGATCGAACAGCAACCGAACGCGAAGATAGACGACGGTCTTGACTAGGTTTAGCTCTTCTGAGTCTTCAAGATAGTCCGACCACGTGCTAGTCGCGTCGATCGTCGGCAATGAATCCGGACCCACGCCAAGCGTGTGGAGCCTCACCAACTGGGAGTTGATGTGCATCAGCAACGTGGGATCGAAGGCGGTCACTTGTTGGGGTATTCCGAGAGGATCCTTGATGGAAGCAAGGATCGTGACTTCCCCTGCAGCAGACTCGTCTACGACGATGTTCTCTTCTGCGTCGCTCATTAATCCTCACCTCCATGGGCAGGTGTCGTTTGGTCTTCTTTCGATGAATTCGGATGGCATAAGCAAATGCTTGTCTCCATAGTGTATGGCTCTATGTGTGTTCTCAGAAACTACTATTAGGAACTCTGGATCGAACACGAGGGGAGATTCGTTTTCAAGGTCTTCTATTGTAACCGGATTTAGGTGATGGACTATTACGCGGTCTTGTATCTCCCTATCTGGCATTCCCAAGTCGCAACCGCAGTCACGTATGATGACTGGATTGCGGGCGGAGCGCCACTCTTGGGAAGCGTAGAACTCCTGATTCAACCATCTATGTCCTCCGAACGTTGCGGAACCTACGGTCCCTACTAGCTTGCAATACTCGTACCTTTCCTCGAAGGTCTTCAGTTGAGCAAGCTCCGAATATCTCCTAATCCTCTCCAACATGACTAGCTCCGCTGTAGATTCCGAATGCGTCGATAGCTTGTTGGGTCAGCTCTTCGAGATGAGCCATGGATTGGAGGGCGTCTGTCTTGGCTGCCATGAGTTGGCTGCGCATCTCCAGGTTTTCCTTCTCAAGTTGTTCCCTGGTGGAACCCATCTTGAGAAAATGCACGATCTCCTGAGAGGAAGCCTTACCTTCGCGGATGCGTTTCTCTGCCGCGTCATATGCTAAGGCTATCAGTTGCTTCTCTCTGGCTTCTGGAGATGTGGCCGGTGCTCTTCGTCTCTTAGTTTCTGGTACCTTTTTCGCAGAACTCACCGGGTTACACCTCCTTTTCATGCTCTCTGAATATGGTTTTGGAGAGTTTCCAAGGAGATACCGTGTACTTTATTATCCTCGTGAAAGGAGAAAAGCCGAGAAAATGCCCGAATGCACGCGGTATCCCCTTGGAAAGTCTCCTGAAAAAATCGCTCCGGAAATTTTTTGAAGACCGGGGCGATGCAGGGAGGGGGCTATTTTTGCGACCCCCTCCCCCTATGGTCGACCACTACCTGAAAATGATATAATATGAGACGGGCGATCTAGCTTCCAGGTGGGTTTTTGTAAACCTTTCGGTACAAAAGGAAGTTGAGATTGCAAATTTCATCAATCGCCCGTTCAATCTCTTCTTCATTCAACTCATCACTAACCCCTAAGGACGTATAGGCCACTCGGGCGAGGTACCCGCATGAATTGTAACCTTTTTCCATATCATATCTTAACCACTGGTCAAAGTTTTCGAAGGGGTCATAAGGATTGTCAACAGTTGTGAGCATTACCTCTGTCATGTCTACCACTATCCTTCCAGATTCTTCCGAAGAGTCGTGGTGGACACGCCAAGATGCTCAGCAACTTCAGCCCATGTGTATCCGTTCTTCAACATGGCGCGGGCAGTGTTTACTTTAGCGGTGCCCATTCCCTTGTTTGTACGTGGGGTGGCATACTGTTTCACCTTGTCCATGTCTGTGTTGTTTAGTATCTCCTTGAGTTTAGTAGGTGACACAGCGCCAGCCTGTATGGCTTCCCATTCCTTGGGGGTGATTTGAACTTGTTGCTTTTTAGCTCCGGTCCTTACCCTTGCTTCGGCAAGAGCCTGACCCTTGAGCTTCTTGACTTCAGACTTCTCCTCTTTGAGGGAGGGGTTGTCTTTAAGTTTGTTGGCCACGATCACATTAGCTACAGCTTGAGCCTTGCGCTCGTATGGTGCATTCTTTTTGGCAAGAGTCAATTTTGCATCGAGGGAGGTAACTTCGGCGGCGTACTTTTTACGGGCCGTGCTTGAATAGGGGGTGGGTTTTACAGACAGGGCCTCTTTTCTGCACCGGTTGGCCATCGCCTTCATATCATTTGCATATGAGGCGTACACGGATTCTATGAGACTGCCTGAAGATAAGGTCCTGGCATCTCTTGTCTCTGCCATCTTAGTGGACTGGGTGGTCCTTTGAATGGTCTTGGTAGATGTTGGTTCCCCAGTCTTCTTAGAATACGACGTCTTCTCGTAAGTTTCCCCCGTGGTCTTGAAGATCTTGTTTCCCTCGGAGTCAATGGAATCCTTGGTAAGTCTCCAATCCTTCCTCTGCGGGACATCTTGCCTTGACTTGGCTTGCGAGATAAGGGTGGATGCACCCTTCAACCTTCCGTTATCGCTACGTCCCTGATACTTTTCCTTGAGTTCGGCTATGCCATTGTCAATGTAGCTCTGCTGCCAGTTAAGCTTGTGCTTCTCGGCATCGATAACAACCATTGAGTGACGAACAGCTCTTGCTATCTCGTCCTTGTCTGCACCCCTGATAGTCATGTCAGTGATGAGATTCGACACATCTCCCATCTCGCGCTGCTTGCGCTTGGACGAGATTACCGTCATGCCGGAGTAATATGGATACTCCGTTTGAGGATCGAAATCCTTGAGGCCCTTCAACGGAGAAGTCGTCTTTATGGACTTTCGGTTGTTAGGTATCACCAACACCGTATCGCCGTCGAAGTCCGCACCCGACAATCTCTGGGCAACCTTATGGTTGATTCCGATAGCATCCTCTGCGTTTCCGATGACTCGTTTCGCATCCTGATTCCTGTTGTTTACCTTCAGTTCAGGAATCTCGAACGTGCCGGCATGAGGATATCGGATGAGTACGACGCTTTCCCCATCCTTGTAGTTGGGAGCGTAAACCTCGTTCTCCTTGAGAGAGTTGACAGGTAATATGACATGGCTTGCTTGGCGAGGCATAGCAGCTGCTTTGAGATGCACAGCTGCCGAATCACACTCATCTGCGTACGCTTCTAGAAGGTGGCGCTTTACTGTTGGGTTCGTTACCGACAATATCTCATCCAGTTCGCTCTGCCTTATGCGCTTGGCTAAGCCGAGTTGTTCCTGAGCCAACTTGACAGGTTGCTTCGACAACATCTGCGAGGCGAGTGTTTTGGACCACTTCTGCCAGTCGCCTTCCTCGTTGACGATGTTCAACGCTCCCCTCTGGGCAAATATGCGGTCTCCGGAAGGGCTACCATCCAATTTGAGAACAGCTCCGAACGGGTTGTCAGGATCGCTCTTCATCGGTTTCAAGACACAGTTGCCATCGTCGGATATCATCGGGATGCCCTGATGCTTGTTGGTGTTGAATCGAATATCAACCCCTGCAGGAAGATCGTCGGCATACATGGCCATGCCCTTAAGGTAATGCGTTCCATCAACACCTATACGAACCTGGGCATAATGCGCTTCTCCGAGATCGAGATCCTTAACGCCTCTCCGCAATTCGATGACTCCGTCTTTGGCTGCACCTCCATCTTCCGCATAGGCAATTTGGATTCGGTTGGAGGATACGGATTCTATGGGTCTGAGACCTAGGAACGAACGGCCACCATCTTCGGAATGCTCCTCTATGAGGCCGATCTTGTCTCTGTTCTTGTAAACCTCAGAATATGGAATGTCCGGTTTGGTAAGAACCTTGATAGTCGTTGACTTTCCGGTTCCCATCTGCTCCACTTTGATATACTGTACTTTGTACCCTTCAGCTTCCAGCTCGTGGATGGCGTTCTTCATCCTGGTCTCGGTGACGCCCATCATGTAGTTGGTTCCAGCACCGATATCGATGTAGTTCTTCTCGTCCACGTTCTTTCGGAGAACGTCTATGGTGTTCTGCGTCATGGCGTTTCGCTCGACGCTTGAAGGATTCAAATATGAGCGGACAGACGATTCGTTGATGCCCATCTGCTTACCAATGGCAACATTGGACATACCCTGGTCTTTGAGGCGACGAGCCTCTGCTTGCTTCGCTGCGATCTCCGCCGTCTTGGCCGCAGATATCTCGTGGCGAAGCTGAGTGGTTGTCATGTTGAAAGCCTTGGCGATCTCTACTTCCGAGAGACCTTCCTTCTTCATGCGATTCACGGAAGCCCTGAAATCGGATCCATGTTGATAAGGATTCTCGCCGGACCCCCAAGGATATCGTCCAGAGTGACGTGGTGTACCGTAGTGGGCAATCGCTTCGTCCATGTCACTCCTCCATCTTCAGCTCGTTGATCTTCTTGTCGAAGAATATGATCTTGTCCATGATGTGAGCGATGATGTCCGGAAGCTCGGGCTCGCTCTCGTTGTTGCAGAATATGATCTCGTTGTTCTGGTAGATCCTGAGCTCTGCCTGGAAATCCGTGGGCTTCATGGAGTATTCGAGGCAGAACAGGGCCATGTAGATCATTAGTTGGTTCATGCTAGCCGGAGTGATGCCGGTCTTCAAATCGTGAATCCTTAGCAGATCCTTCTTGAAGCATATGGCATCGCAAGTCCCGTAAGCATTGTCAGAATATACGAGAACCTGCTCTGGAACCATGCGGTATCCGATGGCGTCGTTCACGTACATGTTTAGAGTTTGTTTGGAACGGGGAAGTCTCTGCTTCAACTTGATGCAGGTCTTCGCGAAATCGTGAAGCTCTGTTCCGCGTTGACGAGCTTTGAAGTTTCTGTAGACTTCCGTTAGCTTGTCTTCATCGTAGTTGAGCCAATGATATTGGGATGCTCCGAGAAACGCGTGCTGTCCCTCAAGATCCGAATGCTCGTTGAAGTTCATCTAAAACCACATCCTTGTTTTCTGGATATACGAAGGCGGCATACGACATCTCGTTCATCTTGGAAACGTAGTATTCCTGATTCGGTTGATGAGATGCGCTGCCGTCTCTCTTGCACTCCAGAGCAGCCCAGTGGTCTCCGCAGAATATGGTGAGATCAGGGATTCCTTGGATGTAGTTCGCGTCGTTCTTGAGCACGATTGAATCTGGGAACCGAGTCTGAATCTCGTCTATGAGCTCCTTCTGGAACTTGCTCTCCTTCTTGGAACCCACTGGGACTCTCCTTTCACGAAAATATAAAGGCGCTGATCAGCTCCTCTATAGAGATTGCTTATTCACTCCTTCCCTTATACCGCAAGTTTTGCGTGCGACTAGAACAATGTGAGCTCGAAGCTCTTCTCGTTGAAGTTCTTCTTGTTCTTGAGGGCTCTCTTGATCCCGATGTCTATCGGAGCCCTCGATTCCAGATGGTAGAAATATAGATCCTTGAACGGAGTGTTGATCCTGTCGATTCGACCGGCAGCTTGCGTCATAATCTTATAGCTATAGTTCTGAGAGAAGAACACTACCGCATTGGTCTCTGTGCAATTCCACCCTTCCGACCCAGCCGTGTACTGGACCAAATATGCCCACTTCTTTGATTTCGGCAATGGATCGTGCTTGTGGCCGCTCCATTCTCCTGTTCTTACCTTCCACTCCTTTAGATAGTGCCTCAGAAGGAACCTCTCGTAATCGAAGTTGTAGAATATGATCACGCGGTCATGCTTTTCCAACAGGTTTCGTATTGCTTCTATCCTCGATTTGTCTGAGTTGACGATTCTTCGGTAGATGTAGCACATCTCGGATGCATCTTTAGCGGGCTTCTCCTTGAATATGTTCCATCTCCTCTTGTAAGCATCTTCATACATCTCCTTGTTGTAATCCACATGCACTACCTTGTGGTGATAGTTGACAGACCTCTCCACGGGCATGAAGATCAGAATATCCTTTCGATGTTTTGTTAGGATCCCCGTGTTGATGTATCCTTTGATCTTAGGGTATTTGGCAAATCTGTCGTAGACGACGTGCCTGGTCCTGAACTCCGTTATGTTCCTGTAGAACCCGTTGGCTATGAACACAGGAGCATAATCGCTCCATGTGTCCCCAGGGGTGGCGCTCAGCAATATCCACCGGTTCTTCCTGGCTATCTTGATAAACGACTTGGACCAGGTTCCATACCCAACGACACGTTGCTCGTCGAATATGAAGAACGCGTTCTCCACATCCGCGTACTTCTTGATGTTGTTCCACGAATCGACGACGACTGGAGTGGAGAGCGTCGACTTGGAAATATCGCGGGACAGGAGAAACGGGGCCATCTCCTGGTCCCATTCCAGGGTATCCCGTTTCCTGGCAGTCGTGATGATGTAAAGGGGCTTCGGACGTCTCATTGGAGAATATCCACCCTGCCCGTTCACTTTGAGCTGCCCGCCGCACTCCTTGATGTAGTAATAGGCGAGCGCGGTCCTCGACTTGCCAGAGCCGACGCCACCACACAGGATGGCGCCGGACTTCAATTGCTCTATGGCCTTCTGCTGATGCTCGTAGAGCTCGATGGCCATCGGAATATCCCTAAAAGGGTATTTCGTCGTCAGATGCGGAGGTTCCGGGCAGCGAATCGTCTCCGTACTTTTCGGCGAACACATCTTCGACGATGGTGATGTACATCGTCTTGCAATATGCCTTCACTCCTGAACGTCCGTTGACGGCCCAGTTGTAAGGACGAACGACGAGGTCCACGTTCTTGATCTCAGCCCAATCGAGCATGTCGATGGAACTCTCGTCGAGGATTGTCTTGTTGTTTGCGGTGACAAGGACGATCTTCGGGGGAATGTTGTCGTAGCTAACAGCCACTTGCATGTAGGGTTGTGGTTCTTCCTGATCGTCTCGTGGAGCAAGCTCTCGAATATTCCAGCCGTCTTCCTTCAACTTGTCTGCGAACGCAAGGTCATCGATGAAAACGCAGAAGTTGCGACGTCCCGGAGGATTGAACTTCCCCTCCTTCCCCTGGAAGTTTCGAAAGCCTATACGGCAGTTCTCGAAGACAATATCGTCCCTTATCTGTTTGGTCATTTGAATTCTCCTTTCGCGTACTCCATCAACTCGTCCTCGTCGAGCGAGTCGAGATTCATCTCGCTATCGCAATTCGGGCATTTGGAAATATCGATGTCGGCCATCTCCACTTTGCGAAGACCGACTTTTCGACCGCAGTTGGAACATACCAACGCGTATCCAAGGTCAAAACTCTCAAGTTTCCATTCAGCCTTGTTGATTTTTTGAACCCCCATTTGTCTGCCGCATTTTGAGCATCTAAACTCCACTTTAACTTCAGGCATTCTAATCACCTACAAACTGTTCGAAATCGCAGAACTTGGATATGGTCTCGACAGCCTCATCCACCTGTTTGGTGTAGTAACTACGGTCGATGTCATTCCCCTTGTCCAAAGTTCGGACGACTTCGCTTTCCATCCAGAAATATCCTTTGGAACCTGTGGCTGCGGTATAACGACCGGCATCTCCCCTCAAGAGGAGACCACCTCCCTTACCTTCTTTAATAGGACAGAACGAGCCCACCTTCCCTACGAATCTGTAATCGTCAGGCGAGCCCTCCCCAAGTGTGAAGTCCAAATATAAGGCAGCGTTCCCACCAACCGACTTCATCTCACAGAGATCCTCGAACTCTATCTTCTCATGTGAGAACAACGTCTTGTATACGTATGGTACTTGGAATTGCAGACCGGTTGCCTGCCAATGTCCAGCATGCTTGCCTTTTGTTGATTTTGCAATATAAACAGCGTCATTCACCAAGCACATCTTGGAGTATGTGTCTTCATGCTCGAATGTGTAGCCGTACTCTTGGCCGAACTCCATCACGAAGTCTATGATCTCCTGATCAGCATTCGGGATCTTGATGCTGTCTGTCTTGATATGCGCGACCGTGTAACCCCTCTTCTGTACTTCGTGCTTGAGGTCGATCATGAACAGGGCTCCTCGCTTGGCGACGATGTTGTCCTGGTTCCTGGGATCTCTGAACTCGCAATCGAAAGTCGCCTTGGTGTACCCGTAGATCGGGTTGATGATCATCTTTAACGCATAAGCAAGCGCGTCCGAGTTCTCTGGTGTGTCCAAATACTTGCCCAGTTTCCCATCGAACATTGTCGCAGCGGCAGCGTAGTCCTTGTGTTTAACGAGAAGTCTTGCCTCTACCAGTTCTTGGAAACGCTTGGTGTAGGGACCGAACATATTCAACGCTATGATGCTCGTGGGGTGCATACTGGCAATATCCAGCAGAGCAACGTTCTCATACATGCCCGGCTCCGCGTAGACGTATCCTCCTTCTCCAGGATCCTCACCTCTATAAGAGCTCTTCCCTGCCTCGAACTTGTATCCTGGAAATATAGTTGATAGATCCGTATAGACGAACTTGTCTTGTGGTCTCTTGTCCTTGCCGAACAATATGCGAGTTGCGTGCTGTCGGGTCGTGTCATTCACTTTGAGACCGCTTAGATCTGCCAACAGCTCCCTAGCCACGAAATCCTCGTGTCGGGCGTTAAACACCGCCTCAGTGCTCACAACGTCGTTCACGCAGTAATCAGCCACCGTTTGCCAATCCTCTTCGGGAACCGGCTTGTCCCAATCGAACCCCAGCTCCTGATGATGGATGCCGAGCTCGACTTCGAACTTCTTCAAACCCTGCTTCTTGCTTGAGAACTCATAAACGTCGGCGTAGGATATGCTGTAAGCTTCCCTGAAGAATGCGTTCTGGCTCTTCTCGATGATGCGTTTCGACAGACGGTAGAGTTCCTCGTTGTTGTAACCCATGAGTCTGCCATATAGAATATGATTGTCGTACCTACGGCAGTTGAACCCGACCAACCTGAACTTGAGTAGCTCCTCTATGTCCTGGGATGTGGGATTGATGAGCTTCACTGGATTCTTGCCGGCAGCCTTCCACACTAGGACGAACAGATTTGGAAAAACCTCCACATCGTAGAATATGATGGTCTTGTCGCTGTCTTCTGTCTCCGACGGTTCCTCGGACTGGAACTTCATGTCGTTGACTTTCTTGAGGCATTCCTTGGCATGATGTGTGCTGTTGGCAGCGAACGCCATGATCGCGGGACGCATGTCCGTGACATCGTAGTGCATCCCTTGCTCGTATGCCTCGTTGAGAATATGCTCTATGAAGGCGATGCTCTGGTTCGTGCTCGGATGGATCTCCTTGTTGAGGTTTCTCTTAATCAGGGTTCTCATCGCCTTCTCGTTCTTCAATCCCTCGAATTGAATCACTTTCTCATCCCCTCCTTTCAATGGCAATCCGGATGAAATATGCGCAACAGGCAGGGAGTTGCATTTGGTCAGTTGCCTTCTCAACGAGCTGTTGCCCGTGAAGACCTTGACCTCTATATTGTCGTCGTATACACGGGAAAGTCTGCTAGGATCCCCATCGTAAATATAATGGAGATGGACGCCCTTGCCTGACTTGCTGAGTTCCGCATAGGTCTCGGGCCAGACCGCGGCAGCCCGCAAGTTCTCGTCCAGAAGCTTCTCCCCGTCCTTGTCCTGCAGGTCGAAGTCGATCACGATATGGTTCTCCGGAACCTTCACGTAATGTAGTTTCCTGGTGTCCAGGTCTCCCAACGTTGTGGTGACGTTGACCCACTTCTTCTTGGGCTTCCCGTCCTTAGTGGCGTACTGCGCCGGTTGGGAGGAATATAATTCGTCGAACGGCGATTCCTCGGACGGAAGCTCAAGCTCTTGCACCACAGGTGGGAGCATTACGTTGGAATCGTAGTCGAAGAGCTCCTTCTTGAACTCCAAATATACGTTCCACACCTGCTTGCCATCCACAGTAGACCGGTCCTCGAACTTCTGGAAGTAGTTCTTGAGCTCATTCTTGAACACCCTCTTGGAGAAAGGATACTTGACGTTCGCCTCCTCGCAATACTCCTTGTACGCAAGCCACGACTCGTTGAGGGTTGTCCCATTCTCCGAAGAATATCGTGGATAGCATTCCTCCACGAAGTTGTAGAAGTCGTTGCTCTCCCCTATCATCAAGTTGGGCTTGTACGAATCGTAGTAGTGCTTACCCATCTTCTTGTAGATCCTGATGCATTTCTCGGCTATCTGGCCGAGTTCGAACGGGATGGCATTGACCAATTGGAAATATCGATCCGCCGGGATGAGCCTTCCTGTGGGATGCACGTCTATGAGGCGCCTTATGATGCCGCTCTTGGCATCGGTGATCCTCACCGGCTTGTTGGTGCCCATGAACAGGAACGAATGCGGCGTCAGGGAATATGGGATCTTGAACTTCTCGTTGACTATGACCTTCTCGTGCGCCACGACGCTGTTGAGGCGCGTGTTATCCTCTATCCTGGACAGGTCGCCGTCATGCTGTATCCCGACTAGCGGGTTGCTGGCCATCGACTCCAATGCGAAGGCGTTGGACTTCTCGCCCATAGCCTTCGCGTCTATCGTGCTGGTATATCCCTCGAACAGCGATTCCAGAACGTTTAGGAACGTCGATTTGCCCGTCCCACCGCTGCCGTAGATCACTATGAACTTCTGGAGTTTCAGGGAATCACCCAGGAATATGGCTCCTATGGCCCATTCGAGCTTCGCCCGGTTCTCGTCATCGTACAACGTGGACATGAGCTCATCGTAGTTGGGACATTCCCCCAAGCTCAGGGAATATGGGAGCTTCCGACTCACGTACGCGTCCCTAGGGGGATTCTGGTCCTGGAACGTTATGGACACGTCCAACTCGTGGTAGTTGTCAGGAAAGTTCTTTACGTAGTTCTTGAACTCAAGCCATTTCTTCGATTGGAAGTTGGCCATGTAATGCGGTATGACGTCCTTCACGCCGCTCGCCTGTATCTTGTCGGCTGTCTCCTGGATCTGTTTGTCGATTAGCTCTATGAGGCGGAACTCGCTCCTGGACCAAATATGATTGTCGGCATCCCACACGGCGTAGAACGCCCCTCCCCGGACCATAAGGTCGTTGATCACGCGGACGTTGAACGTAGGATATACTGTCACCCCGCCATCCTTCTTCTCTGCGGACGTCCGAATAGTGACGAAATCTAGCGCCATTCTACCTCCTTTCTGTGATTCTCGCCGATTTTCGACAGAATTTGAGGAAAAGTAACGGAATTAGACAAAAGACAGAAAAAAGTACCATAAACTCTTTTATATATTTTTATCACTTTTTGCCTCTTAATAGAAAAAAGTATCTTTTTATCTAATAGGGTATTAAAAGCCTGGTCAAACCCCAAATCTTTTCCGAAACTTTTTGTCTATTTTTAGATATTTCTCACAAATCGCCCGATTTTTGTCTAGAAAAAGCGGTAATTTTCGCCCAAATACGCCAAACATTGGTACCAGAGCTCAACCGACCTTTGGTCATTTTCGGCCAATTTTAGTGGAAAAATCGAACCAGTTCCGTCGAATTCGAACCTTCTTTCGAGCCAATTGTCCAAAATATAGTCCATGTAAGGGACTCCGAAGCGCGATCCGAACTCGATTTCGTCGTCCGTAGCCTTCGTCAAACCGACGTTGTCGACCATGATCCAGAACCACATATGGAGCCTGTTCCCGAAATCCGGATCGTACATCACGTTGTCCTCGATAGCCTGCGCGAGGCCTATTAACATCTCCAGAACGCTGCACGGGACGTTCAACCCGACTTCCTTGTACTCGGATATCGGGTAACCGGTCTCGTCCTCGAACTGCTCCCTGAGCAGGATCCCGTCCTTGGCCCTATTGACGTCGTTGTCAACCGACCACTTGAACGGGTAGTCGAACAGGTACTCGCACATCATGCGGTTCTCCGGATGTTCCCTGATCCTGATCTTGTCCAACAGCCAGATATAGTAGTTGTGGCCCGTCGCGTTCAGGCGCAACGCGGGATCGGCCAGATCCAGCCGTCCCATGTTCCTATCCGTTCTCTCGGAACGTCTCGGGCACGGCCACCACCTCGTAGTCTGCAGCCAGGTCGTTGTTCCTCACGTAGACGACGTTCGTGTACTCGTTGTGCTTCAGGAGCTCCACCGCGTCCGATCCGATCGTGTCCTCCGGGTCGAGCGGGCCTTTCCTGTCGTCTCCGATGAGGACTCCGTCCGAATACAACGTGAGCTGCAGCTTGTCGTAATCTGGCGCGGACGACTCCACGATGCCCTCGTACTCCTCCATGGATATGAACTCCATGACCGAGTCGACGTGCATGTCCTCGTCGTCAGCACCCTCTTTAATTTCCGGCTCGAAGTTCACGAATATGCCCTCGTCCTCTTCGAGTTCGGCCTCCTTGGCCGCGTTGATGGCCTCCACGCGCTCTCGCACGCTGTCGTCCGTGACCTCGAAGACCACCTCGTCGTCCTTCGAGTCCAGCTTTCGGCCGATGAAATATCCGCAGATCCCGCCCGCCACGGCGAACGCGGGGATCAGCAGGAACCTCTTCTCCATTAGTCAATCCTCCTTGTCCATGTTGTGGAAATATGAGAGGAGCCAATCCTCTGCCCCTCTCATCTCGAATTCCAATCCAAGTCTTCAGATCTCCTTGTAGATCACGCCGTCTACGTTGAAGTCCAGGATGATGCTCGGCTCGCAGCCGTTGATGAACTTGTGCTTGGCCTCGCGCGAATATGCGTCGTCGTAGATGCCGAAGTCGACGAAGTCATCGCCCTTGCCCATCATCCATCCGACGAGCTGGCCCTCGCTGGTCTCCGGAAGCCCAAGCATGGAATATACCGTGTTGAGGAACAGGTAGCCGTTGGCGTGCAGCAAGTCGTTGCAGGTGTTCTGGATGCCGATCACGAACGCCTTGTTGTACTCTGGGTTGCTCTCCCATTGGGTGGAGTTCTCGTCGAATATGACCGCGTAGCGGCTGATCTGGTTCGGGTCGAACGCGCGGATCTCCTGCTTGGACTTGCGCTTCCTGCCTGCGGAGTCCTCCTTCTCGACTTCGACAGTTTCCTGGACAAGGCCGAAGCGCATGTCACGGTCGACGTCCTCGCCGTACTTCTCCTTGACGCGCTCGCGGTACTCCTTGAAGCCAGCACTGACCATCTCGTAGGCCCCGATGAGGGCTGCATTGCGCTGCTGCATGATGTGGTGCGATTCGAGGATCATGGTGATCGACGCCGCTCCTAGTGCGATGGACGGGGCGTAGAGCTTCGCCAGCTCAAGGCCCGTGTTCAAATATACGATCGTCTTCTCCCTTCGGATGGCACGGTCCTTCTCCGGTTGATCTTCCGGAACGCAATCCGTGGACTCGTGCTCGTGGATCTTCTCCAGGTCATCCTTGGCGGTGTCCACCACGGACTCCACCTTCAAAGTGGCCCTGCAGGCCATGACACCGGCGCCCACGATGCCCACTACGCCGGCCACCACCAGCACGGTGGGTAGGACCTTCTCGGCCTTCGCCCCGGCGACAGCCACGAGCCTCTGGCCCTTCTCCCCGACGGCCTTGCCCGCTGCCTGGCTGGCCTTGTCGATGATGCTCATTCTATTCTCCCTTCTCATCTTGGTTCTCGATGTTGGATATAAGGCGGTCCAGGTACCAGCGCGCCTTCTTGAGGTCCTCCACGCCGTTCTTGCTGTGCCACCTTACCATGTACTTCAGAATATTGCCAGTGAAGAACGCCTCGTATCCGGACAGAGGGGCGATGAACGCCTCCACGAAATCCATGCTCTCAAGGCCGCTCTCCGATTTGTAGTAGGACGGGTTCGTGGGATCCTCCTCCGCGTGCTTGGGAATATGATCCTCGTCGACATCGTCCCAAGAGTGGATCAGGTCGTCCTCCGGCTTAGGCCAGTTGTACTCGCGTCCTTCGTCCATCTTACTTCGCCTCCGGCAAATATAGGCGCTCGCCGTTAAATTCCGACGAGGTGAGGAGGCCCTTCTCCTCGGCCTTCTCAAGGATCTTCTCGATTTGCCCGATGTACTTCGGTTCCATCTGGTAGACGAGGTGTTTCACGAACGCCTTCTCAACGGGAAGGGTCATCTTTCCGTTTCCGGACTCGATCTCCTTTCGGAACCGCTTGAGCTGGTTGGCCCAGGGACCGTTCCCGTTGAACGAGTGCTTGAGAACCGCGTACAGGCACGCGAGTTCCCTATCGTCGTCGAACCTCGGGTTGAGGTAGTCCGCCATCTTGACGACTTCCTTCTTGTCGTCCACGAAGAACACGATCGTTGCGGGACCGGAGAATATGACCCTCTTGATGTTGAAGAAGTACGAGGGTTTCTGGTAGTTGCTGTACACTCGGGTAGTGATCTCGATGTTCTCCTCCCGGTAACCCCACATGTCCGTTTCCTTCTTGAGAGTCTTCAAATATCCGCAACCGATGGTCTCCCCGGTCTTGTTGTTTACGATGAAAACCTCCTGATCAGTTCCACCGTGGAATCCCACTGCCATTTCCTCTCCTTTCTCGTAAATATCGCTAACAGCATTAGCGATGCTATCTAAAGTCTCGGCCATCATGTTGGCCAGCTCCGTAATTGCCTTGCCGAACGAGTCCACGAACTCATCGATGACAATCTTCATGTGGTCGTAGTCGCTCAGCTCAACGCTAATCATCATTCCTCCAGCAGATGAGGCTGCGGGACCCTGATGACGTATCCATGCCTGCTACGCTCGATCCTGGATCCTGCCAGCGAGTCCCAACCCCAGTCGTTGTCCGTGTACACACTGGGAACCCCGGCGAGATCGTACAAGTCGGCTACGGAAGCCATTCCGTACATGATGGTCCTGTCGACCATCGCGTTGAGGACGTCCTCCGCCTCCTTCCTGCTTGGGACCTCCACCTGGTCGAATTTGCGCGTTTCCCTCTGGGTCTGCCTGTACTGCTGCGATCTCGGCTGGTACTCCCTGGACTCGACGAGCGAGTTGGAATATGCGCTCCCAGATCCGCGGTAGTAGTTGTTGTAGCTCACGTACGAACGGTCTCCGGACCTCTTGACGCTAGACGGGGCTCGGTTCTCGCCGAACAGAAGCATGTTCACGCCCGTGGTGATCAAGTCGCTGATGGCATTCTTCGCCGCAGGCACCAGGACATCGAACACCAAATATTCTCCGACGCTCTGCGCGTCGTCCTTGATGAAAGTAGCCATGAGCTTGGATCCGAGCGTGTCCCGCTCCTTAGTGACCATGCCCTTGGCGACAGGTTGGAGCTTCTCGCTCTTCTCCTGCTTGTACTTGTGGGAGTTTGGAGTCAGGCTGGACTCCTCCAGAAGCTTCTCTTCCGACATCTCCTCTCCTTTCGGAATATAGGTTGCAAAGAAGAAGGCGCCGGGTTTTCCCAGCGCCCTCCTTTCTCCGGAATATGGGTTCTAGGCCTGCGCGACCTTGTCGCGGACCTCGTTGACGAGCTCGTTCACCGCATCTGCGCACACCTTGGTGCCCAGCTTCAGCAACGCGCTACCGCCGATTCCGATGACGCCGCCCACGATTGCCTTGACGGCCAGTTCCTGGATCTTGTCCTTATCCACGGCTTTCTCCTTTCACGAGGATATCGGGTTCTACTCGGTCGCAGCCTCGACGGCGGTCTCGATGACTTCCTCGGGCTGGACGTCCTCGACGACCTGCGACACGAACTCTGCGGGTTCCTGCTTGAACAGAGCGCACGCGATCCAACCGATCACGAGGCCCGTCGCAGCTCCCGCGGCCGTCCCGATGATGGCCTTCTTGTTGGACTTGAAGGCGGAGACGAGTTTGCTCTCCTTGACCTCTTCCGTCTTCTTCTCGGCGGTCTCTTCCACGTTCTCGTTCTTGATCTCCTCAGCCATTTCTCTTCCTTTCGTCTAGATGGCCGTCCTAAAAATATAGAGGTGTGCTCTATCCGCTGAGCTAATGGCCGCTATTGCCATGCCGGACTCGAACCGGCGACCTCACCTCTATCTCACTTAAGCACTTGTTGTTTTCGCGAATATGCCTACCAGTCTCGGCAGACCAGGGCGCGTACGTCGTAGTCGAGCACCCAACAGGGAGTGCCGTCCGAAGCCTCTCCTTCTCTCAGGTGGATTTCGAGCCTGTCGCCATGCTCGATGTCCCATCCCATGACCTCTCCGATGCGTGCGTCTGTGGGAAGCTTCAACGCCTCGTAGAAGGTGTCGAGAAAGACCACGCGCTCCATGCCCGTGACCATCTCCTTGTTCACCTGGTACTCGGCTTCTCGGATCTGCTGAACGCTCGCTCTGAAATATCGCCCGCTCTGAGAGTCTAAGCACAGGTGCTGGTCGTCTCCCAGGACGAATATCTCCTTGTGTTCCACAGGGTTGTCGCGGAGCTGCATCTTGGCGACCTCGTCTCGGATCTCCTCGGACTTCTTGTCGCCGAGCTTCTCCTTGATGGCCTCCTTGTACTGGGATAGTGATTTGTCCGCCACCGTGTACGCGCCGATGAGCGCAGCCTCTCGGTCAATGTGCACTTTGTTGGCGTAGACCAGGCAGAATATGGCCAAACCTCCAGTGATGACAGCTGGAACGTATGCTGGAGCCCCGGCAAATATGACCTGAGCCCGCTCGATCTCCGGCCTCTGCGGATCCTTATCTGCGAGTTCGACTCGCTTGGCCTGCATTCTTTCGTGGGCTCTGGGAGTGCCCATCGCGGACAGGACTGCCGTCGTCACGAACAAGCCGATTCCGACACCCGTCAGGATGCTGGGACTCTTCTCGGATATGGCGTCGCTAGCCTTTTCCAGGAAATCGTTTGCGCTCATCGTGCCCCTCCCATCGCGGAGATCGTAGCATTGATGTCCTTGCGGACTCCCTTGAAATCGAAAATATAAGCCGCCACACTGCAAGTCACCAGGCAGATCGCTATGGTCTGGTGGACGTTGATATAGATATGCGGCGTCGGAATCCTACTTTCCATTAAAGTCCTCCTTTTCTATGTCTTTTAATCTGAGAGACATTTCGTTGAGAATATAATCCATAGAATTTTCAAAGAAAGACTCGTCGAATACAAAGGTAAGGATACGATCTCCACCATCTATACAAACCTCGTATTGACATGTATGGTATTTGTAATACACTGACACCTTGAAACCTGGATGTGTTTTGGCAAACTTAACCATTGTGTCATGCATTGGTATTCTCCGATCCGTAGCCCCAAGCTTCTCGGAACCACATCTGGGCCTCCTGCAACTTGGTCTTGGTCAACGAGAGCTCCCTGGATGGGGGCAACATCTCCACAAGCACGAGTGCAGAGTTGATATGGTCCTCCAGGTCTCGAACTGCCTGCATCGTCCAATGGTGTGTGGACTTTCCGTCTTGTCTGGTCGGCATGTTCTTCCCAATGTCTGGCATGATGATCTCCTTTCTCGAACCAAACCGGACAAATATGAAGAGAGGCGCCGCAATCCGGCACGACGCCTCTCGCTTTAACGGCTGTTTTACTTGCGAGTCACGTCGATCTTCTCTCGCCACCAGTCGGGTGGATAGACGTTATGATGCTCCTTTTTCTTGTACACGTCTAAATATCCCTCGCAGGGATCGCCGTTCCATGTGAACTCGAAGTAGTAGCCATCACCTTCGAAAGGCACCCCGAGGAGCGCCTTTAGGTTCTGGATGCACTTGCATTGCCACACTACGTACACGTCCTCGGGCTGGACGTAACCGTACTTGTCAGCGAGTTTCTGATTATTGTTCCAGAAATTCGCCACCGACGTCTTGGCCAGGTTGCGGAACTGGTTCTCGCTGATACCGTTCAAATGAGCCATCGGATGACCTCCTAATCTAATACACAAGTTATATCGTCTTTACATGCTGGATACGATATCCCACCACCACTCTCATGTGGCCAGATGTGCCATACGTTATTACCGAGAAATTCGAGTGACCTAACGGTGACGATCTTGTCGTTATGTTCTAGGTGTAATCGACTGCCGATATTTATCTCTTTTCCGTTTTTATCGTCTGGCCACGCCACCGCCATCAATATGGTCATAGCTATCTCCTTTCGTCCGAAGCCTAGCAGAACACGTTGTACACGGGCTGATCGCCCTCGTCTCGCCAGATACGGATGGCGTCCTGCGGCACTCCGTACTGCCCTGCGAAATCGTCTCCGGAACCGCCGGTGTCGTAGGTGCCGACCATCACGTCGTTCCAACCGCCGCCCTGGTTGTGGGTCTGGTACTTGATGTTGCCGTTGAGGATACGCACCGCGTCGATAGGATATCCGCCTCCGGCCATGCCCCATTCCTCGTCCGAGGTATCGTAGGCATCCACGAGGTCGTACCAACCGTTGACGCTGTCATGCGCCTGGTAGGCCCCTACGCCCCCAACTGCCAGGTAGAGCATCGGGCATCCGAATATGCCCCCGAAGTCGTCACCGGTTCCGGTGGTATCCCAAAGGCCCTGCATCTCTCCGCACCAAGAACCTCCCGTGGGTCCGGAAGGAGAGGGTTCAGGCTCGGGCTCGTAACCGCCACCGCCGCCGGAGCCCCCGCTAGACGATCCGTCGTACGACGGGCGAAAGAACGCCGTGAAGTACGAGGTCCAGTTGTAACGGGTCACGCGGGCCACCTCGCCTCCGGCCGTGTAGCCGGTGTTGCCCTCGATGGTGCCGAAATATCCGCTGCCGTTGATGTCGGACCACTCGACGATTCCGACGTGGTCGCACCATCCGGTGTCGTTCCGTCCGTCCCAGTTGAACACCACGAGGTCTCCGGGTTGCACGTATTCGTCGGCCACCCTTGGATACTGGGTCGCCACCCCGGACGCCGAGGCGCTCGGGTTGCAGGGCACGTCGGCATGGCAGAGCACCCAGCTGACGAAGCACGCGCACCAGGGATATACGTTTGGATCGTAGCAGTGCTGTCCCCAGTACCAGGTGTTGAACTCGTTGTCCGTCCCGCTGATTCCGATCTTGCTCGCAGCGAGGTCGAGCACGTCTTGCGCCGTAGCCATGTCTCCTCCTTAGTTCTGCATGTCCTGGATCAGGTTCTTGATCTCCTCTTCGGTGAGTCCGCGAGGAACCTGGTACGCCTTGTGAATGGCATCGGTCTCCTTGGGCGAGTTGTCCGTCTTGCGGATGTCCAACCCGGAATGCAGGTCCCTAGTGAACTTGGTCTTGTCGTTTCCCATTGTTGTGCTCCTTCCTGAACACGTCGTTTAGAATATGGCGTATCGGCATCTCTGCCGCTATGCCCGGTAGATCGAGGGCGCTCTTGGCCCCGTTGGAGACCACCAGCTTTATGGCATGCTTGCCTGTCCTGGATGGAATATCGGCCTCCATGCAATGCTCGGCCACCTTTCGGGCCATGTCGTTGCGCTCCATGTTGCGCCTGAACGATTCCAGGTCGTTGACCTTGTTGCGGATGTTCTGCAGGTTCACCCCGAGGGCGTCCGACATCTCCTTGCGGGTCATCCTGGAGACCATCCCGTTGCGCTCCCATTCCAGATATGCGCTCAAGATGTAGTCTTGGTCCACGTACCAGTCGTCGAGCTTCGAGTAGATGTCATCGTTTGGCATGGACCATCCACTCCTCGAAAATATCGGCAGTGCACGCGTACGGGAGGTATACCTTCTCGCCGTCCACATCCAAAGCCAATTGGTAGTGGGTGAACCCGAAGTCAGGTGCTATTATCGCAGCTGGGTACACTCGGCCGTGTTCGATGGTGACGCCGTTGCGCTCGAACGTCTTTCCCACGAATATGAGACCGTCGTATTCGGATTTAGGCTTTCCCAAAGTTCTCACCTTCTTCAGAGGAATAATCGAGAAGTCGACCGCATCTCTGGCAGAAGAGCGGTACGTAACCACTTGATGAATGCATGTATTCCCCGCATACCAAACATCTGTAAGAATCTACGATTCTATTAGGAGTATCCGCTGGAATGGCTTTTGCTTTTCCGCGAATCCTCTCGATTGTCTCGCGGGCAATTTCATCCACTTTGATCTGTATCGTGGAAGTCATCTCCATAGTACCATTTCTAAGATTCACTATAGGTTCTGATGTAATTTCAAAATATCTACGCGGAGATCCGTAATCCATGGGATCACGCTCCCGTCAAGGTCTTGTCCGCCATCCACAAGTCGAGCAGGCGGGTCCACTGTTGGTCATTACCGTCGTACTTGCGCAACGCGAAGTACATCTCCTCTGCAAGTTGGCGGATCTCCCATTGGGCCTGCTTCGTCCAGCGGACGTCTAGGAAATGGTAGAACTCCCTGAGGTTCATGCTGACCACGATGTCCGTCTTCATGGCCTCCGGAAGGAGGAAACGGGCATCCTCGGAAGCGCAACCCATGGACTCTATGGCGGAACGGTAGTTCGCTATGTACGTGCGCATCATGGCGACGTAGCTGGTGTACTTCCAATCGTCTTCCCAAATATCGGGAGGTGTGACGAACCAGTCGTCCGTGCCGAAGTCGTACTTGTTGTAACGTTGGCTTTGCTGGGAATATGACGCCAAGCGGTGCCTCACCAACTGGTGGCTGCAAGCGCGGCTGATTCCCTCGATCTTGAACGAGACGAGCACGTGCTCGAAGACGGATAGATGACCGTTCTTGTAGCATCTCTCCACCCGTTTCCATGACGTATCGTCTTTTCCATAGCAAGTGCCCGCTGCCAAGGATATGATCTGCGCGGGAACCTTGCTAGTGGAAGCTAAAACCCTCACTTTCATCGCTAGTTCCTCCGAAATCCGTCTTTAGAAACCCTGTTTTCACTCAAAAATATGCGATTTCGCGTTTAAGGCTACTGAGAGCCTTTCTAAGAGGAGAAGGTCGATTTCACGACTATTGTATCGACCTTGCTCCTTCGAAGCCCTTAGAATCGATCTCAGAGAACCGTTTTTCTCCAAGCCCTCTGAAAAATCGCTATTCTGGGTTGTTTCCGTACGAAGACCCGATGATGATCCCCTCGATGTAGGGAATAGCCTGACGGACCTCCCGAATAGACACGGGGATCTCTCCCCCGTTGCGATCCGTGATAGTGATCACGTTGTCGTTAACGGAAATATCGAATCCGCACTTGTTCAAGACGTCGCGGTAATGCGATTCAAGACAATCGCACATGATATTGTAGACGTACATGGGCTTTGAGAACTCGGGGTTGGACACGGTGAACTTCTTTGAGTTCTTCCCGTCGTCAGTTTTCTTGATCTCGTTGACTTCCATTTGCAAATATCCTTTCTCAGAACAGTCCTGTGGAACCGTATCCGGAGTCGCCCCTCTCGCCGCCCTCTATGGAGTCGGCGTGGACGAACTCGGTGTACACGACCGGCAGCACCACCAGTTGGGCGATCTTCATGCCTGGTTGGAACGTTACGGGCTTGTCGCCATGGTTGTGCAATCCTACAACGATCTCGTTGGTGAAACCCTCGTCTATGAGGCCCGTGGTCGTGATGCCATGCTTCAAATATAGGCCGCTCTTGGCCATGACGAATCCCGCAGTGTAAGGGGGAAGCTCGACGTGCACGCCCGTGTGGATGTTGACCTGCTCTCCCGGTTTGAGCGTGAACAGGAACCTGGTCCTGAGATCCGCGCCGGCGTCCGTGTCATGGGCCCTCTCAGGCAAATATGCTCCATTATCGAGCTTGACTTTGAGCGTCTCCGTCATCAGGCTGCTGCGCATCTTCGCCTCCCTCCATGGCTTCTTCCATCTCCTTCTGCATGTCCTGCATAGCCTGGAGACGGATAGCGCAGATCTTGAGATGTTCGCAGGTGACGATCACGGGGGTGGTCATAGCGACCTCCTCGTCTGCGTATACGGAATCCCCGCCCTTGCAACGGATGTCCAAATATGGGCAACCGTCAGGACAGTAGTTGAGCATCGTCTTTATCTGCATCCTTCTTGTCCTTTCTCAACTCGTATGCCAACGATCCTACCAAAGTGCCCGTGGGGATCACGATCCACATGCCGATAGGCACGGCCCAGTGGACTTTGACGATTCCCAGGAGCTTTAAAACGCCGAGAGTGAACCCTGCGGCGCTCACCAGCCCGCAACCGAACATGACGACTGCGGGCCAGTTGAGATCCGGTGCCTTCAATTCTCCTCCTCTACCAGTTGACGTAAATATCCGTGACACCGCCGTCGCAGCCGGTGTCGTACACTTTTCCGGGACCGAACGACGTGTCGACGGTCTCTCCCATGGAAATATCGGACGCGGCCACCACGACGTAACCGTCCGAATCCCTGTAGACACCGTCGTCACCGGCAGTCCACTCGCCTATCCTGTTGTGCACGAGGATGTTGGAGCTGTAATATGTCTCCATGCGGCCCTCGTAATAGTTGACTCCCGATTCCGGGGTGAGCCCAGATCCGTTCTCGTACGAATCCGCGTAGCCTTCCTCGTAAGTTTCCGGTTCGTAGCATTCCTCCGGGATATACTCCTCTTCAGGTTCGTATTCCGGTTCCTCTACTGGTCCGGGGATCTCCTCTGACAGCTCCTCGCCCTTCTCCGCTTTCTCCTTGATTGGAGAATATGCGGTCATCGTGGGTTTCTCCTCGACCTTGGGCTCCTTGTAAGGGACGTCGTTGACGGCCATGAGGACCGCGGTGTCCGGTTTCGGAGCCTTCTCGACATCGTTGACGGCGCTAGCCTCCATGTGCGAGCAGCACGTGAAGAATATGAGCACGAGCATCAGCACGCAGGCCATGATGAACAGACCCACGATGCGCTCCTTCCAAGTCAGCTTCATAGCTCCTCCCTCCTATCGTAAATATAGAGGAACACGAGGCTGATGGCGAAGCACAACGGTGCCATCAGGAGAATCATGGTCCAGTCGATGTCGTACCAACCGTGGACGATGTCCTCCGCCACGACGGTCATGAACATCCACGCAAGGGTGAACTTCAACGCCCTTTTCATCGCACGACCACCACCTTAGAGGCTTCCTGGGCCCTGGTGACGATCTTGTAGCAGTTGATCTCGAACCTCTGCGAGATGATGGTGACCCCCATGACTGCGATGAGGGCCATGCCGCCGTAGAGGATCGCCGGGTGGTTCTCCTCCAGGTCGTCGATTGCCTCGACGGCTTCCTTCTTGACTTCCTCGACCTTCTTGTTGAACAAGTTCCCGAAAATCTTCATGATAATCTCCTTTCAAAAACCCGAGAACATGCCTTACAGGATAGCCTAGATATCAGAAACGTTCCGCCAGTCGGCGATATTCTGGTTGAGTCCGTCCTCCATCGTGGAGACGAACTCCTTCATCGCGCTGACAACAGCGTCCTTGTCCGCCAGCCCCTTGGTGGAGAATATGGCGTGGACCTTTCCGTCCTTGCAGACCTTCGTGACGAGGACGTTGTACGGGGCGTCGGCCGGATCCGCGGAGCGGGTGAACGTGCCGCTGACGGTCTTGGCCGTGTTGACTGCGTCCTTGACCTTGCCCTTGCGGACGAGGGCGATAGTCGCCCCTCCGACGGCCACGATGACGCCGGCAGTGATGACGTTGTTCATGAACTGCTCGCGTTCGGCCGTGGTCTTGGTGTTCCACCATGTCTTTACAGTGCCCATCTTGATTCCTTTCTACTCGTGGAGCACACCTGGCAAATATGAATCAGGGGAGTTCTCCAAATGCGGCACGAACCGCCAGTCCCCTTTCTTCCTGTTCTTGTAGGAGGCGGCCTTGTGGTTCATGAGCCTGCGTTCCTCCTGGAAGCGGACGTTGGTTCCCTCGACGTCCACCGTGTCGAAATATACCGCGAAACCGTAATGGCTGACTTCGCTGGTCAGGATGTCTATGACCGGACCCACTGGTTCCACCACGATCTCGTCCTTCATGAACGCCAGGCGCTCCGGGGCAGCCTGGCAAATATCGTTGTTGAGCTTCTGAGCCCTCTCCTCCGATGGAGCGGTGTAATACTGGATCATGGTGCCCATTACCATTCCTCCTCGTATTCTGACTTGAAGAAACCGTGTTTCCTCTTGAAGCGGTTCCATCGGATAGTCCAATTGGCTCGGATCAACTTCCAACCCAGTTTCTTCCAAATATCGGGATCGTAACGGGAATACTCTACCTTCAATTCGAAGCCAGGAGTCTTGATCGGAATGTATACGATATCGTCAGCGTACATGGTCTTGTCAGAAGCCTCCTTCAATTCCCTGGCTTCCAGAACTCTTCCGCAAACGATCTTGTAGACTCCGGGTATCTCCGTTGTAATGAGGAGAGCGTCTGAATCCGCTATGTTCATCACTTATCCTTGTCTTTCTTGTAGTACATTGCCCGGACACCTTCCGAGATATGCTCGATGTCCTCGAACTTCTTGAGGAAGTTAGCCCGCTCGTTGACGGTCCACGCGGCCTCGAAACTGCGGTTGTACACCTCCAGGAAGAAGCACATGCTGACACCCATCAGACCCGCGATGCAAATATCCTTGACGTTCATCTCCATTCTCCTTTCGCTCGTCAAAGAAAGAGCGCCTTGTCTTAAGACGCTCTGATCTTGGGGGTAAAACCGTTTACTTCTCTTCGATCGTGTTCTCCTCGATGCGCTTGAGCTGCTTGTCGAGCTTCACCTTGCCGACGACGTACATGACACCGCAGCCGACCGCGCCGATTGCGGCGCTGACGAGCGTTGCCTTGACGTAATCGCCAACCGTGATCTCATGATTCCAAATCTCCTGCAACATTTCAGATTCCTTTCTCTAAAGGGTCCTATACTACTACCTCATTAAGTACCTTGTAAAATATGCGAGGTTAGGGCTCCCTGCTGTACCGCATGGCGTACTTGACCTCTTCTCTGGTCAGTTCCACCTCGTATACCTCGTCTCCGAACCTGAGGATCACAGGGGTTCCGTAGAGGGAGACCTCTGTGGTCTTCGGGTACGTGCACAACGGCAAATCCATGCACCTGAGGTCGGCGTCCTTGGGGGTCTCCAGCGGGGCTTCGCTGGCAAGCACGCTGTTTACACATACCAAAAGGTAGGATATGGACAGCACCAGGACTAGTGCGAGCAGGAACCTGTTCAAAGCATCCATGTTTCTCCTTTCCGAAAAAGTTTTGGGCAAAATTCCCCCGGGAAAATTTCAGCAAAAAGAAACCCGCCGTGTTTTCACAGCGGGTCCTTTCGAACTCCAGAATATCCACGTCCAAATCTCACGTGAACCGTCCGAAGCCTCCCTGACATCTCCGATAACCTAGAACGGTCTCGGAATGAACTTCTCCATCGCCCTGTCGATCATGCCGTTGCGCTGCAGCATGTAGATGCTTCCAAGCGACACCACCGTCAGAACGGCCTTGCCTGCAAGCTCTGGCGTGAACACCTTCATCTTGCGCTCCTCACGTTCGGCTTCCGCTTTGACGCGGTTCTTCTCGTTGAGCACCTTCTGAAGCTCCGCCACGTGCTTGCCCATCGCAGCCAACTCTTCCGGATGATGCAACCAGTCAAGATCTGCCATCTCTGCCAACCTCAGGTTGATCTCGAACTCTATCAAGTCCTCTTCCTCGATCTCTTCCACTTTGTCGTCCTTGTTGAAAAGCTTCTCGAACATCTTCATCTTGTTCTCCTTTCACAGATGTCCTGAACTTCCATTAAAGGCCTTGTTGTAGCCGCGAGAAAAAGAAAGGCGCCTTGAAACTTGCGCCTCTCCGGAAGCGTGTCCTATAAGCTGTTGTAATATGCTAAAGCTTCCTCTCGGTCTGCGAACCAACGGTGCGCGAGAACGTTTTCGTAGCTTTCGGTCCATCCAAATTCGTTCACCTTGTCAATAGGCTTTCCGCAATGGGTGACTTCGAACATCTCGCGGCAAGACTCGCAACGTCCTCCGTCGCAATTTCCGCAATCGTTGTCGATCTCCATCGCAGAACCCCTATGAAGATGTCCGCTCAGATGGGATTCCAAGCTCTTCGAAATATACTTCTCTTCGTAACCGTATTCGTTCACGAAACTCTTCATCTCTACTTCGTACATCGTAACTCCTTTCATAGAAACACTTCTATTAAAGGAGGTGTAAAAATTGCGAAAAAGAAAGGCGCGGTGTTTTCACGCACGCCTTTCCAAATATGCCCTAGGAGAGCATCTCGTTGACCTTCTTCTGCACGGCGTCGTACTTGTCGCCCAGGAGGATCTCGCGGGTGTTCCCGTTGCCGTACTTGCCCTGGATGACCTCCTTGGCGAGCGTGTTGACGGAGCACCTTGAGATATGGTTGATGAACTTCTGGACCTCGTCGTAGCGGGAACCGAGCTTCTTCTTGCGCTCCTCGCCCACGCCGTACTGGCCCTGGAGCGTGGCGACGGCCAAATATATGACCGACTTGTTACCCACGTCCGTGGCCTTCTTGTCAGCTGAGGAGTCCTTCTTCGGGGTCGTCTCCTGCTTCTTGGCCGGTTCCTCCGACTTCTTGTTGTCACCTGCGGCGTACTTGGCCCATTCCTCCACGGTGATGTAGAATATGGACGCGTCGATTGCCTTGTTGGCGAGTGTGAGGCAGTCGGTGAACTGCCACCCAACGAGCTTGCAGCCCTTGGTGTAAGCGGAGTAGGGGAACTTCTGCTTGGTCCATTTGGTGGGCGTGGAAGGATATCCAGCGCACCACAGGCCGCAATGCTTCTTGACGAAGTCGTTCATGTAGGTGTTGATGAAAGACGCGCTCGTGTAGACCCAGCACCAGACGCCGGTCTTGGCATGGATCCACTTGACGAACTTCTCGACTTCCTCCTTGGAGCAGTATACCTCGACGTCGAGGATGGGCACTCCCTCCCCGAAATATCCCTTGGTCTGCTGGTAGAAGAACTTCGCCTCGGCAACGCCGGCGCCCCTGAAGAAGTGGTAGAAACCATAAGGTTTCTTGCTCTTCCGGATGGCCTTCACCCAGGGCTCGCAAGTCGTGTCAATGAAGTTCGTGCCTTCCGTGGCCTTCACGATGAGGCCGTCGCTTCCCTTGAGGACCTTGTTGATGTCGATGCCACGTTGCCAATTGGAAATATCGGGAATCCTGAGAGTCATGACCGGCACCTCCTAAGCGAACAGAGATTCGAACGTCACGGGACCTGCGATGCCGTCGATGACGGAGAACTTGTGGGTGATCTGCCAGTTCTCCACGGCACCTCGGATGGTCGGCGTGAATATGCCGTCGAACGGGATGTTGGAACGCCCTTTGAGGAACAGGAGGCCCTGGACGAACTTGACGTGGTTCACGGGAGACCCGAAGAACACCTCCGGGCATTTGGTCCAGTCCATCTCCGCATCGTCCTTGAGCTTGACTTCCTTCTTGAGGGCCTTGAGGAGAATATCCCTGGTGGGGGTCTCCCCTCCGGGGACGTCGTCCAGCTCGTACTCGGAGATAGCCCATCTCTGGATGTCCAACTCCTTGCCTTCCACAGCTTGAACCGCGGGCTCTTCCTTGGTTTTGGCCGTCCGGCTACGCGAACGGGTCCTGGTCGTCTTGGTTTCAGTCATTCGCTTCTCCTTATCTTGAGCTTGCCTTTCTCCACCGTGATTTTGCAAAAATATAAATCCTCGTAAAGCCCGATCAGGCCCGTCCTGACCTCCTTGGAAAGGAGGCTGTGGAACGAGCCCATCCAGCTGCGGAACATCCCGTCCACGGCGTCGACGGGAACCTCTCCGGAATATACCTTCGGAGCCAGCTTTCGGATCTTGGAACGCATGGCGCCCACCCTCTTGGGGTTCATCCTGCGAACCAGATGACCGGATTTGGTGAACTGGTACCTCACCTGGAGGTAGGTGATCGTATTGGACAGCTTCTGGATGCCCGTCTTGCGCTCGTTCACGAATATGCCGAGCGACTTGGCCTCCTCCCGGATGCCTCCGAGCACGTCCCAAAGCTCCGACTTGTCGGGGCCGATGATGTACCAGTCGTCCATGTAACGTCCGTAGAACCTCTGGCTCCTCACGGTCTTGACGTAGTTGTCGATCCTGTGAGGGTAGAATATGCCGATGGTCTGGCTGATCTGGTCGCCGATTCCAACGGACTTGTGCAGCAGCTTGGTTCCGTCGAACGTCTCCGGAGGGAGTTCCTTCGTCAGCAGGTGATGGTTGTGGGAATTGAATAGGATATCGCCTTGCGCAAGGTACTCCTCTTCGGACATGTAACCCACGTCCAACTCGAAGTCGGAGAATATGACGTCTAGGAGCCATTCTAGGTACGGGTCGTGATCGAACAGCTCCAACATCATCTCCTTGGCCAAGTCGTGCACGATGTTGTCGTAGAATTTGCTGAAATCCCCGAACATTATGCTGCAATTCGGGCCGTAGAGCTCGAAGCCCCTGTGAAGGTGCTGCTCGAACCGCCTCCTGCTGAAGGATATGCCCAACCCTGTCAGCGACGCCCCGTTGTCATGGATGAGTTTCGGACGTATGGCAGGGTTGAGCACCTCGTCGCAAAGGACGTGCCTCACGACACGGTCCCTGGTGACCAATGAGGATATGGTGCGTATCTTGCCGCGTTCGTGGGTCTCGAAGACCCCGTGCGGCTGGGTGTGGTAGCTCATTGAGCGGAGATCACGTTCGATCGAGAATATCTCGGACAGGTAGTTGCGCATGAACCGTTGGGTGGATTCCTTCCACTTGCTACCGGCTACCGCTTTCAAATATCCCTGATAGAGGTTGTCGGGATCGCACATGATCTCCTTGATGTTTGGTTTATTCACCGTGATAGCCTCAATACCCGTAGGTAGACGCATCGGTCTTGTCATTCGCACTGGGGCGAAGGGACGGCATCTCCTTTCCCGCCAATATCGTGCTGATACGGCGGCAAATCGACGCGGACGTTGTTGGAGTTCGACGCGTTGTTGTTGTTCGCATTGCCATTGTTGTTCACATTGGCGAAATTCGTCGACGAGACCGCTTTTATTCAGATACCGCCCCGTTGGGAAATCTTCTTCCTGATCCTGTTATCGCTGCGCCGCCACTTCTTGAGCAGCTCTATCTCCCGATCCAACTCGAATATGGGTATGCGGTAGTCCGCGACCCTGACATCGAAGTCATCGCAGAACTGCTGCAACTCGTGCTTAATATGGTCGCAGTTCCCCAACGCGAGGTCCTGCAACCTCCTGCGCTCGTCGCATTCCACGAGGTTGGTGGGATGTATCGCGTTGGCCGAGTCTATGTGGTAGTTGAGCAGCTTGAGGTCCTTGACGATGGCGTTCTTGTACTCGGATATGAGGAACCTGTAATGTGCAGGGTTCTCCCTCACGTCCTTTCCGTAGGCGTACTGCCTTCGCGCTATCGCGTTGACATCCTTGATGCCGAAGTTCCGGATCATGAGATCCGTCAGCTCCTTGGCCAGGCGGTCGACTTGCACCAGGACCTCAAGTCTCGACTCGTGCCGTTTGCTCTTGACGACGCTCATGCGTTACTCGGGATCGTATTCCTGGCCTGTGATCTCAAGGTACTCCGACGGAGTGATGAGACCCTTGACCACGGCGTTGGCAACGCGGGCCTCGTCCCAGAGTCGCTTGCCGTTCTTCCAGGTGTTGTAATACGTCTGGATCTGCTCGAACTTCGGGCTGTGGTTCGGTTCCATTTGGATCTCCTCTCTTCTAGTCGAGCTCGACATCGCACATCATGGCGATGTACTCGATATCGGCCCGGTTCTGCATCTGGTTGACCTCGTCCTTGGTCAACTCGCGGAGCACGAAATAAACGGTCTCGTCGACCTTCCACAGGCGGACGAGCACGACGTTCTCTAACTCCTCCTCGGTCTCGCCGTCGTCCACGACGATATGGCCGAGCTTGCCCTCGAAGGTCTCCTCGGTGATGTTCTGGGCGGTTTCGAACGTGTTGCCGTTGCGTTCGAGCCCTTCCAGCTGGCTACCGTCGCCAAGCGTGATGGTGTAAGACATTACGTCTCCCTTCTTTCTAGTCTTTGATAATTTCCAACCCGTATTCAGTCGCAATCATGTGCTCGATCCTGCAACCGCGGGCATCTACCCAACCTTTTGCGAAATATACGCAGTCAGCCGCGCCCATGAGCTGGATGGAACGCCCTAGGCAAGAAACAGGACTGTCTTTCGCACCGGGATCTCCCTTGAAGAAAGAGGGGACCTCGCGGACCCCCTCTCCCAACATGCTCTTCGCATCTTCAAGTGCGGCATTGCGCTGCTCTTCGATCTCCTCGTCTGACAATCCGTTCATGGGTTGGGATATGAAGATCTTTATGCTTCCCATGTCAGATGCACCCCAAAACCATAGCAATCACGAAAACGATAAGACCGACACTCATCAAGATTACGATCGCGGTAAGGCATCCGTCGTTTCCGAACAGATGGTCATCGTCAAGTTTCTTGTCTATAGGTCGGCCGTTGATGTCATAGGGCATTTCAAATATCCTTTCAAGTGCTCAAAGGTTATGCCAGACTTCCTCCGGCGGCTCACGCCGCCTTGATTGCTAGATCAACGGGAAAGCGACGCGGACGTTGTTGGAGTCCGACGCGTAGGTGACGCTCGCCGTGCCACCGCCGTCCACACGGGCGAAACTCGTCGACGAGACCGGGTCGCGCAGCCAGAACCATACTCGCTCGTTGAGCTGCTGGTCGCTCAGACGGAACAACGCCAGCTGCTTGACGTCGTCCGTGACATAGGGCTCGGAACGGATATAGCTACCGTAGACCATCGGCTCGTTCATCAGGCCGACGGAATGATCGGTCCACGCGAATCCCGTCGCCTTGCCGTCCGTAGCCGCGTTGCACAGGTAACTCCTATGCGTGCCGACATGGGCGGAACCGAACGCGGTCTCCACCATGGTCTGAAATTGGCTGAGGTTGTCGGTGAACATCTCGGACCCGACATAACCGTTGGCTGTGGTGTTGGTCGCCTCCATGCGGGCGGTGCCGAGGGAGTCGGAGACCACGCAGATATGCGGCGTGGTGAACGCGGTGTCGCCGTGGTTGTACCAGTACATGAAGTCGGCGATGCGGTAGACCTTGGAGTTGATGGTCCAGTAGTCGCCGATGAACATGTCCGTGAACTTGCCGTTGGCGATGGCAGCAGCCTGTGCGCTGGAAAGCGCGGTGCCGAGGCTCTTGCCGCGGTAGATGGAGTTGTGGTAACCCGCGTTTTCCATGATGCCCAAGGCGTCCTTCATGAGCATCTTGCGGGTGCCTGCGGTCTTCTCGACGACCAGGTAGTCAGCGTTGACATCGGGGGTCGTATCCGCAGTCAAACCGGAAATGTAAGGCATTTTGAATCCTTTCTACAAGGGTGACTTTTCAACGAGGGTGGACTGCATGAGCTAAGGGTCTTCGCGAATGTACGTCATGGGTGTGCCTTTCTACTATGTCTCATCCGGCGTCTCCAGGACTTGGAGGCGCTTCAAGACTGACGAGATGTGCATCTCGCAGGCCTTGACCCTATCCGTGAGCGACGCGATCGCCTCCTGCAGCCTCTGCACCGCCACGGAGAACTCCATCCAGGAGAGGATGTCTATCAGGAGATCCTCCCCGTTGGAAGTCTGGAGCGGCGAGCCATCGCTGGCCAGCAGGACGGCGTGCCTCTTGGAAAAGAGGTTGTTCGTCGCGTCGATCTGAGATTGCAACTCGGCGTCGCCTGCCTCCATGAGCGCCACGCCGACGTCGTAGAGGCCCTGGGCGAAATCGTGGTTGGCGTCGTACAGGGACTTGGCGTAGACCCTCGCCGAGGTGATGTTCTGGTCCTGCAGCAGCTCCTTCTCCTGGAGATGCTGGATCGCTACGCTGGAGTCGTTGATGGACAGGGCGTCTGCGTAGATGTGCCCGCCATCGCTGGCCAACAGGGCCTCCCCGTTGGAGGCCAGGAGGTCCTCGAAGGGCCTCGGGTAGATGGTGAGCGTGGCCGTAGCCGCAGCCTCCGCGTATTGCCCCGCCAGCTCGGCGTCCTCCCTTGCGGAAGTGGCAGAGTTGCCCGCCTGCTGCGAGTACCACTTGGAGTTGTTGTGATAAGTCGGGTCGGTGCTGGAGACGTCGACGTTGTTGCGCTTGCCGACGGCCCACGCCTCCGCGTTGTACTGGTAGGAGAGCGCTGTCTGCTCAAGTTCCTCCAGCTCCGCGGCCGTGACGGTGTACATCACGTTGAGGGTATCGTTGTATGTGGGCATCACTCACCAGCCTCCTCTATCAACGTCGCCTCCACCATCATCTTGTGCATACCGCCCTTGATCACCTGGTTCCCGTTGGCCCATGTCACCTGCACCTGGGCGCTGAGGCCCGCGGTGAGCAGGAGGCTTTCCTCTTCCGTGAGAGTGCAGTACAGGAACGGGCCGTTCTCGTCGGAGGCCAGGCTCACATCCGGTTGGAGGAGCACCAGGTCCTGGGAGATGGCGATCGACGGCGTGCCGAGATCGGAGATCGCGACGTCGGTTTGGAAATATACCTTGATCAGCGGGGTGGACCCCCTGATCATCTTCTGCGGCGCATAGGATATCTGCTGTGCCAAGTTGATGCCTCCTTTACTAAGTCAATGCGATGTCGTGGCTGTAATACGTATTGTGCTTCGCGTCTTGACAGAATATGTGAAGCAGATTTGTTGCCAAAGAGATCCCGAAATTCCGGAATCGGTTTCCATTAGGATCAAAAGTAGCCAGCATACAAAACCCTTCGAATCCATTCAAATTTGTTACTGCTTGCGCAGCGTGAGGATACCAATTCATCTCTACGGGTGTACCATTGCTATCTTTTCCTGTAAGTTTCAAAGATGGCTCGCTGCTATACTCGCCAATCGTCAAATAATATCCTTTTGGAACGTACTCAATACCGGAATTGGTTATCCTCAGATTGTTCAGCAATATCGATCCGGACTGTAGGCCTAGGTTCCCGGCGGAGTCCAGCGCTATCACACCAGCTTGCTGCCACGATACCCCGTTGTTGGAGGTGTAGTGGAACGCCACGCCAGAGGATCCGAGCACCAGCTTCCAACCCTTGTTGTTGGATATGGAAGGGCCGATCGTCGCGTTGCCGCCGGCGAAAGTGCCGAGAGCTTTGTGGTTCTGGTCGTATATGGTGACTCCGCCTGAGGTGAAGGAGGAATATCCCATGCCGGATCCACTGACAGGATTCCCTATGATCACACCCGAAGGCGTGAACGAGCCTAGCTGCGTCGTGTTGTTGAGCAGCACGATGCCCGCGGAATTCCCGGAAGACGCGATGGCCACATGGTAGCCTGTGGACTTTCCGATCGTCGCGCTGCCTCCGGCGAAGGTGCCGAGGGCATCGTTGTTGTCGTCGAATATGGTGACGCCGGATTGTAGGTAGGAAGCGTAGCCGTATCCTGTAACCGGGGTCCACGTACCTTGGGCATCCACCGTGCCGTTGCCCACGAAGACGCCCTCATCGACGATCCCCACGCGCACCTTGTCCTGGTTACGCAGGAATATGCCGTACGAGTTACCAAGTAGATTGTGGTCTCCTAGCGGGTCCTTCGAGCCGTCCGAGACATGGAAGCCCTCGTCGTCGTTCCAGAAATGCTGGCCAGAAGCGTGAAGTCCCCTGGCCATCGACTTGAACCCCTCCTTAGTCCGTTCGATGTTGGCGGAAAGGTCTTTCTCGGCGCTGAAGGTTATTCCGGAAGCCTCGGCTATTGCCTTGACCGTGTCCGCGAGGTTCTTAGCCAGATCGGACTCGGCACGCCTGGATATGCGCTCGCCTTCCTCGATGATCTTGCGAATATCGCCGTTGGGTTCGAGGGCCTCCTGGATGACGGTCTGGGATACGGTTCGGGCTCCCCGGACGCTCACGGCAGGATAGTCGGTATTGGTGACCACACGGCAGACGCCCTCGTCGATCTCGACCTGGACGTAGTCGCCTTTCTCGATCTCGTATCCGAGTCCTCCGTTTAGCGGTGTCTCCATGGCTCCGCCCAATATGGACACCCACCATGTACCGTCCTCGTCTTGCCTGATGACTTCCGCGGTCCTGATGGCTGACGCATCGGGTACCGCGTTTCGCGCCTTTGCATCCAGGACGTTCTCAAGTTTCTTGGATATGCTCCGGCGCTTCTGCAAGTTACTAGTCTGTCTCACCGGACCACAACCCCCTAACTATCCCAGATTGTTCGTCGACTATGATACCATCCTCGCACTCGATGTCCTGTCTCTCGATCATCATCTCTTCCACGGGCCCGAATCCTCGGATATAACCCTCGATCTTGTCGAATAGGTAGACGTCTGGATCGAACTCGCGGTTATAGGATATGGTCGTCTCGCTGACGGACAACGCCCTTAGTCTTCGGATGGCGTACATCTTGGGAGATTCTCCGTTGATGAGTGTGGGGTTGACTTCCTGCTCGTAGAACCGCAGACCTAGCCTAGCCGGAATGGACACCTCCGAGATATCGGGGGGATCGTTGTTCTCTACTTCCACGACCTCGTCCTCGGTGACCACTTTGAACACGTTGGGAATATCGCTCAGATCGCGTTCCCTCGTTATACCCGGTTGTATGATCCTAGCCCGGTAATGATCGAGCGAGAACGTGGGGTGATCCGGTATTTCCAAGATGTAGATGTTACCCCATCCATCTAACTGGATGCACCACCCGCTGGTGTCGAGCATGGCCCAGATAACTTTCAGGTAGTTGTCGTTGGCCGAGTATACAAGGTAGTCGTTGAGTGTGAACGACTCACCTTTTACTTCGATCCTTATACCGTACGGAAGGGTCTCGTCCAGGCGTTTCTTGCACCAGACGGGACCCTGCATTCCTCTCGGAACGTAAGATCCGTCCTCGAAGAACATCTTGGTCGCAGGGTAGAGTACCGAATGTCCCGATAATGACACCAACTTGCTGTTGTGGTCGAAGTTCTCTGAAGTCCTGTCCACCAGGAATGTTCCGAGAGCCACCAATTCGGAGCTACCAGCTTGCGTGGCTATCATCTCGATGCGGTACCATCCGTATGGAAAATCCTCGTCAATATCCTGGGTCACGGTGAACTGGGCGGACTCTAGAAGAGGTGTTTCCTCGCTGCAATCCCTTGCAATCTTGACAGAGTCTATGCCCTCGATCTTGTAGAGGTCGGCCCAGGTGTTGGGATCAACATACATTACCCTCCATTTTGAAGTGTAGCCGCTAGTCCAATCCAAAGCCGACCTCCTCTCATGATTACGTTGTCGTAGGAGGGATGTACGCGCGGAACTGCCCGCCGTCATCTATCTCCTTGACGTTGAACTGCACGCTGACGATAGGATCGTCGTGTTTAGCCTCGATAGTGTTGACATTGACGTTAGCTGTGAACGCCAAACCATCCGGCGTACGCACCATAATCGGACCGTTGTACTTTGCCAGTTTGCGGATGAGCTCGGCGAGCCTGGCGCCTTCCATCGTGTCGGTGTTGACTCGGTACACTTCTGTCTTGAATGTCGATTCAAGTGTGTAACCGTCGTTCCAATAGCCCTGGTTCTTTCCGTCCAGGTGCATCCGGTCCGAGAACTGCTTGTTGTATGAGTCCGATGTATCCACGTTCCACGGCAATTCGAGCCGCTCGTAGTTGGCACCGGTGCCCCAATCGAATGTGAGTCCGTGGGCCTCCAGGTAATACGGGAAGTCCCTCTCCTCGATGTCCCCGTCCGAAGTCTTATCGACCACTATGTAGTATTGGTCGATGCCTGAGTTGTCGTCATCCGCCCACGTGTCGAACACGTACGGGGCATACAGATCGTAGACAGTGGTGCCGTAGGCGACATCCTCCGCGATGAGGTAGTTGCCGTTCGGCGTATGCCGGTAGAGGTCGAACTTGTCCTCCTCCGGTCCGTACGGCGTGAGTTTCACTGTCTTGGATTCCGGGATGGCGTAGAGCAACGTGGAATCGTACGGCATGACGGCCTGATGGGACCAGGCAACATGGAATTCGTGTGTTTTCTCGTCAGATGAGAACTCTGTCAGGATGTCGGTAGCCATGACATAAAGCGTGTAGTAACCCTGATCCACCAGGTCAAGATCACTGGGGAGGGTCAAATCCACATAGTATGTGTTCCCATTGACAATCCATTGAATGTAGTCAGCATCCGGATCGCTGTTAGCTTCGGTTTTAGGTTGGAAATATCCTGACCATATGACGTCCCCATCAGGATAAGATTGCAAACCGGATGGAGTATCCAGATCAATACCGTTAGACACCAGACGAACGGCTAGATTTGTACGCGCGTTATCTGTGGTTACCCTGAAAGTTATGGGTTGTGCTGTCAATTCCGTTAAAGCGGATATAGCCACGACGGGGGGTGCGGCAATGTTTACCTTGAGTCCGGTCCCCACGATCGGTGTTCCGTTAGAATCCAATTCGCACGAATATACTTCTGTACCGCCCATCGAAACGCACACTGCGAATTCTAAAGAAGACTTAAATGTGGCGTTTCCCTGAGAATCAAGAACAGGATCGAATCGGTAAACAGGATTTGCCACCGTGCCTTCGTTGACCAGAGTGCTCTCGAAGAACACAGGATCGTCTGGTTCTATGATATAAGCGGAGGTATCGTCCTTGTCTCCAGCAACAGTAACTTCAGGATGGGACATCTCGAACAAACGCCAAGACTGCTGCTCCGAATCCGAATCAGTGACCCAGCCTAATTGCAAGTCATCACCTTGAGAAACGTAGTCTCCCTCGTCTGGGCCGATTAGCTGAACAGTAGAGGGAACAACTTCGGGTGCACATCTTCCTGTGGACACCATGTCGGCGTCTATCGGATAATACTCACCGTAGGTCTTTATGTCACCGTCCAAATATCTTCGAACTCTCACATAATAGGTGGTGCCTGGAGTCAATGAACCTATAACGAAGTGTTTGCGACCGCTTTCCTCTGAATTGTAGTCTATCTCGCTCTTCTTGGATACACCGATGTCGGTATTCCAGTCCCATTCGTCAGCCAAATCGTATGTATTAGGCAATGCGGAACTTTCCCAAGCATAGGAATACTCGCTCCAGGATATCTCGGTACCGTTTGAATTCTTATCGTTCTTGTCCCAGACGATGTCCATCTCGATACCCATGCCATCCGGAGTTGGCGTGAGGTTTTCAAACTTTACAACAGAGTCTTTAGCAGATACGAACAAGCAAATCGTAGGGGCGAAAATCTTGGATTTAGCTGTTATGCTGTCGTCCACTTTACGATACCGTCTAGCAGAAATATAATTCGGGGAGCCTTGTGCAAGTTCGGCTAGTACGGTGGGAACCTTCCATACGGATCGAGCTTTCGTATGGTTGAAGTTGGTTCCGGAATTGTTTGGTTGCTGATCTGGAAAATAAATCTTCGTTTTGTTTAAGTCGTTGATTCTCGTCGCTTGAGCTTTAACTTCATCATCGTCAAACTCGTGCGAGTTGGGAGCTTCTGTAGATATGGCTTGCGGATCCCGCTTGGTGCTCCACAAAAGCATGGAACCGGTGGTGGTTATAAGTTCCGTGTCATCGTAAGTTGTCTGTGTACCGTGGTCGTCTACCTCTGATTGCAAGATCACCATATCGAACGTTATTTGATCGAGATAATTGTCGTACTCGACGCTTTCCTGATCGATGTACATCGGATCGTCTTCGGCTTCTTTATCTGGATCGAACACGGTAATCGTCGGACCAAGGTACACGGGACCGTAAGAATCTTCAAGAATATAATCCTGGAATTTGGCAGCCGCGCTTGCTTTCTTCAGATAACGTCTAGCACCTAGCTGGTATTTCTCCCCAGGAAGAAGATCCTCAATGATCCAATTTTTCTGTCCACGATGCTTATCGTCTACTTTATATGTTTCGTCTCGGGTATAAACCTCGTCTTCCAACTCTAAACCAACAGTCCAATCTTCGCCTAGATCTTTCAACTTGTAAAGTATCTGAACACCATTAGACAAATCGCAGTCTGCTTGTTTGGTTTTACCGATGGGATTTCCTGGATAGTGGCCTCCGGGAGACTCTATCATGTTCTTTCTAAGCCACCATACGTTTCCAACGATGCAATTTACTTTTCCATAATATGGTGAACTAGAATCTTTGCTGTATGGAGAACCTGCCAACATTCCGGAAATCTTGACGTTGTCTGCTTTCGCAACAGGTTTGTAAATCTGCAACAGCGGTCCGATGGCTTTGGAAAAAGCCGTCAAACCATCATAAGCTGACTTTATTCTTAGATAAGTGTACGTTCCAGGAGAAGCATAGGCATCAGCTTGAGGAAAACTGAGGGCTGTAATATGACCGTTTCCAAAAGCCTCGTCAATATCTTCCCAGGATTCTCCGGCCATTTTATCCAAAGGAATCAAACAACCATCTGTAGATTCCTTGTTTTTATTGACTTGAAGAGAATAATCGGTCTGGGAATGACACATCTGTAACTGATACGACCCTTGGTAAGCCTTAGTCATCCTACGTTACCCCCTTTCTCCTACTTTTTCTTCTTGGTTTTAGTCGTCTTCTTAGTGTTCTTGCTCTTGGACTTTGTTTTCGTAGACTTCTTCTTAGCTTGCTTAGCCTTCTTTACAGCCTTGGCATAAGAGGACCCGCCCTTTTCCCAATTAGTACCTTCTTGGGACGGGAGCTTTCCTGTTCCAAGGGTGTAATTCTTTGTTGGTGGTGTAAACAGCACCGTTATGCGGTTTTTGGCAATCTTGTAATATGGATTGGATTCCACAGTTTTGGTGGTTTTTCCTTCTGTCTTTTTCTTTTTCCCAAAACCTTTTATCTGAGACACACCGACAGGAGTGAATAGATAATGCGTGCACCAATCCGACCATTCACCATCTCCGCCCCAGCCTTGTCCCCTTGCTTTAAGGCGTACAAAAGAATTATCGCCTTCCATATCCTGAAAATCGTTTTTAGCAAATTCAACAGTGAATTGAGTCTGTTTGTTGGTTCCTGTTTTATGCTTGAAGCCAGTGTTCTTTTTGTTGTCGTTACCCCATTCCATATACCATTCAGTTTGGGAACACGGCCGATTTCCAGACGTAGGATGATCTTGAGTAATTGTAAATATAACTTTGTCAACACCAAGTTCCTGTGTAACCTTAGGTTTATCAGGATTAAGAACGTTGAAAGACTTGGTGGTAACAGGACCTGTGCCTTTTTTGTTTCTTGTACAAACGGAGAAATCGATTCTCTCGATTATGTGGTTTCCCTTAGCAGGATAAGGATCGAATTTGTCTTTCTTATCTCCGATAGTATAGCTATCTGAAGTTGCAGAGATCTTTAGATTATCTTTTTCTCCAAATTGTTTAAATGAGTATTGACCTCCGGAAACACCGGAATCTCTGGAATATACTCTCCACCAACAACGAATTGCAGTAGCTCTGTCATCTCTGGTTTTTTCTGTAATCTTGTCTTTGGTTTTGAACTCGCAGATCATCTTATCGCCGGATCGAGTGGGAGTCCCGACGCTTTTCATCTTGTCTTTTGGTGCTTTAGCTATGGCTTTCTCTTTGCTTTTAGCCATCGGAGACTACCCCTCCAATCCTATTCTAACACTGAGCTCGTCGACGAGCCAGTTGAGCATATCGTAACCACCCTCTATTCCAGGAGGTACGGTGATGTTATTCGTCTGGTTGACGGTGCGGTTATGGCTGTCTACGGAGCTGGAGCTGTTGCGGATGTTGTTCATGCCTGGAGTGTTGGACACCGCCGCGGCCAACTGGTAGGATCGACCGCCGCCCATCAAAGTACCGATAGAAGCAGTTCGTCCTGTAACCTGTGAAAGGTCCAGAACAGGCGTAATGGTGGGCGAGTAATCCAGGGAACTGTCCACGGTCTCGGCTATCTTGTCGGCGAGGAGCTTCGCTCGGTCCACAGTCGTGTCGACCAACTTGTCAACGGATCGTGTGACCACTTGCGTGTAGTCCCTTATACCTATGGCAAGACCCTGATCCGCATACATACCGAGTTGCATGAATCTCCTGGACGGTGAATTCGAGTTCAATGCGCTTTGCGCTGCGTTGTAAGCCGCGTTAGCCAGATCGCGGGCTGCGCTAGTCACCCAATCCCAACCAGCACGGATACCGCTGGCCAAACCGGATGCGATGTTGTTTCCTATGCTTGAAAAGCTACTCGCTAAATTGCCCGCAGCATCGAGTGCGCCATTGACGGCACTTGATGCAGCACTTGCAACGTCACTAGCTGCGTTAGATATGCCGCTCGCAAGATTCTGGATGAGACTGATGCCTTGGGAAAGGAACTCTCCTACGAATGAACCTATCGTGCTGACCACGTTAGATACCACCTGGCTTGCCGCGCTGACGGCAGAACCCACGGTGTTGGCAATGCCAGTAGCGAGGTTCTGCACTAACTCGATGCCTTTCTGCGGCACCTGTGCTACGAAATTGGCTATTGTGGATATGATCTGACTGCCTACGTTGACAATGGCATTGACGACGTTACCTATCGCGTTGGCTATGCCGTTCACGAGACCGGCGAGGATGTCACCGCCAAAACCTTCGAATATAGTTGACGGTGATTGAATCCCCAATAATGTGCAGAAAGCCTCGATCATGGCTTCGCCTAAACTCCGCATAGCGTCCGCTACACGCTGGGCATTTTCCTTGATGCCATCAGCTATACCTTCGATAAGGCTCACCACAAAGTTCATACCTGCCTGAATGACAAGCGGAAGACCCTCTGCCAAACCGTTGATGAACTCCGCTATGATCTCGGCCGTAGTTGTGACTATCTGTTTGATGTTGTCTCGGATACCAGTGAGGAACGACGTAATGGTTTGCATTCCAAAATCCACTAACTGGGGGATTAGTTTCGTTAAACCTTCGATTAGCTTGGATGCCAACTCCACGCCAGCGGTGACAATTTTGCCAGCATTCGCGGCCAAAGAGGTGACAAAAGCCGCGATAGCCTCGACGGCAGCCTGGGCAACACGAGGTAGCATAGCTAGCAATCCGGATAGGATTATCGTCATGGACTCCACAAACGCCGCCGCTCCGGCAGTGCCTGCTGCGGCAAGAGTAGTAACACCTACGGCCAACGCGGATATACCGGCACCAACAAGGAACACCGAGACCCCTATCAATGCCAAAGCCGCACCTAACCCCAACATACCGGGAATAGCCGGCGTAAGCAACGCACCGGCCACGCCAACTATGGCGATTGCCGCAGCCAAGGCGATGAGACCTTGTACAACGGCCATGGTGTCTGCTTGACCGAGGGCCAGAACAGCCGGAGTGAATACTGCTATGGCTGCCGCTGCGATAAGAAGGGCTGCCGAGCCTGCAATAGTACCGTTCATGAGATTGAGACCGACGACCATGATGGCCATCGCAGCGGCAAGGGCTATCATGCCCTGCACTACTGACATGGTGGGTAGCGAGGCATATTCCTTTACCACCTGAGCCACTACCATCATCGCTGCTGCCGCCACGATCATTCCGGCCGCCGCACCTAAACCAGCGGCACCGAATTTACCCATGGCGATCATGCCTACTGCCAATATGGCCATGGAAGCGGCCACACCCAACAAACCCTGACCCATGGCTGCGAGGTCCATATCCGCGAACTGCTTGACCGCCTGGGCCATGACAAGCAGGGCAGCCGACACGGCCAATATGCCTATTCCAGCAGATATACCCTGAGCCCCCATGGTCTTCGCCGTGGTGTTGATGAACACGACTAGCATCGCCATGAGTGCTAGAACCCCGCCGAGACCGGCAGCCAGTTGCTCGAACGGAATCGACCCCAGCTGACCCACAGCCGAAGCCATGATCTTCAACGCTGCTGCGATGCCTATCATGGCGATCGCTCCGGATACGAGGCCCTTGGCATTGTTGAACTTTAGAGTTGTCTCGGCCAAATATGATGTGATTAGGGCTAGGGCTGCAAGAGCTGCCACGCCCTTCATCAAGTCTCCTGCAGAGATCTCTGCTATAGCCCTTAGCGCACCGGCCAATATGGCGATGGAAACGCTCATGCCTATCATGGCTACGGTAGCCGAGGCCATCGAACCAGCCCCTGCAGCGAGCTTCTTACCCACGGCCTGCAACGCCGCAACAGCGCCTACCATGATTCCGAATAAAGCAGCCATGGCCGTTACCGAACCTAGCAGTTTCTCGCTAGGAATCGCCGCGATGACATACATGCTGGCAGCGAGAATACCCACAGATATGGCGATGTTCCGGATAGCCGAGGCATTGAGATTGTTCTGATAAGCTTGAAGAACGTCGAAGACGCCCTTGAATTTCTCGATAAGGGAGTTCTCACCGGTGAACTGCTCGGTAATTCCCTGGATGAGGTCATCCACCGACCCGAATATCTTGTCGAAGTCGTGTACGAACTTCATGATCATCGCCGTAATGGCCGCGAGGCCGCCCGTGGCGAACACCTGCGTCCAATCGATAGGAGGGAAGTTGCTTATGGATTCCTTTATCTGGTCGATGATAGGTTGGAAGAAGTTCTTTATGCCTTCCACCACAGGTCCTAGGGCATTCTTGATGGCCGCGCCCATTGACTTGAACTTCTCGACTATACCGTCTGCAAAACTCATGTCTGAGGATCCGCCAGCGCCAAGGTTCTTGAAGAAATTCTTGACCTTGTCGGCAGCCTTCTGGAGAAGGTCCCCGACAGGACCGAGCTTGGATTTGATGTTGTCCAGGAACTCCTGGAAAGCCTCCGCCGAGGGAATCCCGTTGGCAAGGCTGGTGAAGAACCGACCCACGGCCGCTACCGCGGAGACCAGTATCTCCGCTATCGGCTTGATGGCCGGCAAGACGAACGTGGTGAACACTTGCCCAACACGTTGGGCGATGCTGATGCCGACCTTTATGGCGGAGAACAGGCCCGTGAATATGTCCTTGATCGTGCCGACGACCTCGGAACTCTGAGCCCATTCCTTGAACGCAGCGGCGCCGTCCCTGATCTTCTTGGAAATATCGGCAAGGCGCTCTCCAGTCATGGGCGGAAAGACATCCTGAAACGCCTGTTTCACCGTCCCCATGATGGTGACGAGCCCTTGCCAAGCGTTGGACACGGCCTCTATGAGCGCGTCGCGCCCGCCTTGGGCCTTCCATACATCCAACATCGCGTTTCTAGCATCTGCCGACTCGTTGACCATGTCGGACAATATGTTGGAGACGCCAGTCCACAGTTCCTTGGCTTCCTCGAAGTCGCCTATGATAGTGCGGAACGACTGGGACCAGCCAGAACCGATGGCTTCCTTCATGGTGTCTACGAGCTGAGTGAAGGTCTTGACCACGGTAGCTGATTCGAAGGCGTTCTTCGCCATCAGCTGAATATCCTTGATCTGCTCCTCCGTGTAGCCCTTGGACGCGAGCTCAGCATCGCTGTACTCGCCTGAGATCTGCTTCAAGGTCTCAAGCAGAATATCACCGGTAAGCCATGTATCCTGACCAGAGATAGACTCCCTGAAAGATTTGGACTTGTCGATGTTCGCACCCATCGCCTCGCCGGTACGCATGAGCGCTTCCTGGAACTTTCGTCCACCCATGCCGGCGTTGACCACCGAGTTCCAGTCCTGCAGGTTAACCCTGCCGGAAGCAATGGCCTGCGAGAGCTGGTACATCGCACTGGACGCCTGTTGGCTGTTCGAACCGGACAACGCCGCCAGGTTCGCGATGCCCTTGATCGCCGCCTGGGAGTCCTCCAGACCAACGCCAGCTGCCGTAAAGCGGCCGATGTTGGAGGTCATCTCAGCAAAGTTGTAGATGGTCTTGTCCGCGTAAACATTCAGGTCATCCAAAGACGCGTTGACGTCCTGCACGTTGCGGTCCGTGTTCGCCATGATGGTCTGCACGGAGTTCATCTGGAGCTCGTACTCCTCCAAACCCTGCTTGATGGGCTCGATCGTGAACTCTGATGCGAGGCGCTTGGCGAACTCGACTGCCGAATTAGTGAGGTTCTGTATGACGGTTATACCGGCGATGCCGAGAGCCGAGAACTTGTCCTTCACCGTTTCGACAGCCTCGGCCATCTTGGTAAGGCCCTTCTGGCCGTTCTCGGACTGGAGGGACTTGTCGAAGTTCTCCAACGTGCGTTGAGACTGCTTGATGCCAGACTCGAATTGCGCGTTGTCGAACTGCATTTGCACGACTCGTTGATCGACAGAGCTCATGACCTGGTGACCTCCTCCCAGATGGCGTCAGCCATTCCGTCGAAAATCGGGCGGATGGCGGGATTGATGTAATCGCGGCCGGCCACGTATCCCCCGGTGCCGGTTCCGTGCCCCAATTGGAGTATGAGGGCGATGTTTACGCCCTGGTTGACGTTGGAATTCGTCCAGATGATCTCCCAACCTCCACCGGTCTGGTGGATTTCGTACGACCAGGAGGACGCGGTCCTTCCAGTGCCGAGGGGGGTAGCAGAGGAAAGAGCCTGCACGCCCTGCTGGCCGTACTTGTCCAGGACCTTGAGATAGGTCCTGTTGGACATTCTGTCGAAGAACTTCTTGGAATTGTTGAAGTTTCCGGAAGCCTTGAGTTTCAACAAGACGCATCACCCCCTGGTGTGATACTTGGCCCTCCGGGCCGCGTTGAGGGCGGCGTTCTGCTTGTAGATGTCAGCTTGAGACATCTTGTTGTTAGGTTTGTTCTTGACGGCGAATATGTCGATGAGCATCAGGAGCCTGTTGAGATGCCACTTCTCGCATTCCTTTGGAATGTTGAAGCTGAACATCCAATAGTAGACCAACTCTGAGGTCACGGTCTCTCCGGATCTCTTAGAAACGCCCCTGTTGATCCAGCTTGCCGTCATCTTGCGTTTCGTGTACTCGGAGATCTCGACATACTGGTCGATGGTGATCCTATCGTAGACATCGTCCGGAACGTTCTGGTTCATTGTCATGCAGCGGATGTAATCCTTGAACTGCGCGTCGGTGATCGTCTTCTCCTCGACGGTCTTGAGATACGGGATCTCCCATTTCATCTCCCATTTTGAAATAGAGACAAGTGAATGCTCCAGACGGAGCTCAAACGGAGAACCGTATGAGAAGAGGCAAGTATCCTCGTTCCACAGTTCCTCCCCTGGTACAGTTATCTGGAGCATTCCGATCTCCCTATTCCGTAAGTTGCTTGTACTTCTCGACGTTCTCGTCCTCCGGGTGCTCCTTCACGTACTTATCGACGCGCTCCCGAAGGGAATTGGGGATCAGCCGGTTAAAGAAGTCGACTAGCTTGTTGGCATCTGTTGCCAGGTCCATGTAAATGTCGGAGAACAGCTGCGTGGACTCGAATTTGGCCCAGATCTCGTCGCTTTTGCGGAACTCGCGGCCGTCGGGCGACTTCTCGCCGTAAGCGCAGCGCATGAGCTCCTTCACGATTCCGATGATCTTCTGCTGGTCCCGTTCCTGGATGATGCGGTCGATGTACTTGTCGATTCCGCCAGCTTCGGAGTACATAAGTTCGAGGATCTCGGACTCGGTGAGGTTGAAGTAGACCTTCTCCTCCCGCTCGTTGCCATCGAAATCCGTGTACTTCCTGTTAATGAAGAACATTCTTCTCTCCTTTCACGAGGCCTTGCTTTACGACAACACGTAGTAAGTGTTGGCGGTGACGTCGTTGCCGGGCGTTACGGCAGCCACCGTGTAGTAGTACGGATCTGCGGACGTGCCGGAGCCGTTGCGCAGGTAGTAGACCGTGCCGGCCTGGAACTTGGTATCGCTCGTGAGCACAAACGTGCCGGTCATGAGCGTCATGACCTCTGCGGGCAGAGGCATGCGAGGATCCGTGCCGGTGCTGCCGCCGGAACCATTGGTACCGTACAGGATGGCCTCAAGCGAGGCGAGTAGCTCTGCGTTGGCCTTGGTGGAATCGATCTCCAGGGAAGCCGTCGGCTTGAAGCCGGGCACGTTGATCTTGGTGGCGTTGACCGACCAGCTGAAGCCCATGGCCTCAGGCGAGTCGTTGACCGTCTGGCGGGAGCGCTCGGACGGGGCTGCGGTAAGGCCGTAAATGAGGTGCAGCTTGTAGCCGTGCTCGTTGTAATCGGTGTCGTTGCCGATGAGCGAACGGTACGCGAGGCAGAAGGCACGGCGGGCCTGCTGGCCGATGGTGACGCCCTGCGCGATGGTGCGGCTGCCGTCGCACTCCTCGAACTCCGGCGGATAGGTAAAGGCCTCGATGGTGCCGGCCCACTCCTCCTCCGAGCGGAGGGCGAGGTACTTGATGTTGTCTGCGTACTGAGCGGACTCCTCAGCACCGGAGGGGCTCTCGGTAACCGCCGTCAGGCCGTTCCAAGCTACGCCCTTGCCGTAAGTGCCAGGAGAAGCCGGGTTGGCGGGGTACAGGACCCCGCGGTCGGTGCCGGTCTCGTAGAGACGCTCACCGATCTGATCCCATTGAAGAGCAGTCATGTTTTCTCCTTAGTAGTAGATTACGAACGTGTCGTGGTTGAGGTTGTCCGCGGCGTAGTGCCTGTCGGACCGGCAATACTGGAAATGGCCGGGGATGTCCAGAAGGGCCACGAAATCGGGGTCCCTGGAGATGACGGTGACATCGTAAGATTGCATGTTCCTGTAAGTCCCGTTGTCGGCGTACTGCGCGTCGGTCGTCCGCCTGTGGTAGACGATCGCCGGATAGGTCATGCGTATCGACTCAGGAGGCTGGAAGTAGACATGATTAGAACCCAGCAGGGATTCAAGTTCATTTTGAAATTTCCAACGCCTGGTGTCACCGGTCTCCTCAGAGGCTTCGGACGATGTGTTTGTAGGTTCGTCACTCATTGTACACACCGCCTATCTGAAGCCTGATCCTCGGATACTCCATCATGATCGTGTTCACCTTCCATTTGACAGGGCTGCCATTGATGGTGACATACTTGATCATCTGCGAGTTCGCGTTGATGAAGTCGTCTGCGACGATGCTGATCTCATTGGAGAGAACCAGATCGTCATTGACATTGTCCGAGGAGCTCTGCCATCTCTTGTTGTTCCGGACAAGATCTCCAGTGTAGAACCGTTCCTCATCCACGGAGAGATAGACGCCATGACCGTTGTCAACGGTCCCGACGAAACCGATGTTTCCGTAGAACTTTGTCATGGCGCCTCCTCGTTAGTTTACGAACGGACGTAGTACGTCTTGCTCTGGATGCTGGTATCCTCGGTGAGCTCGTAATGGTACGGATCACCAGCAGTGCCGGCACCCTTCTTCTCGTAGTAAGTGGAGATGTCGGCGACATCGGGCTCATCGACAGCGGTGTAGGTCACCACATGGCGGTAGACCTGTGCGGCCTGCGGGAGCGTCATCGCGCCGGACATGCGGGTCTCCAGCAGGTACTTCTGCTGGTTGTAGTCGATGTCGAAGTCCTCGAACTGGGAGATCGAGCCACCGCGATCGGTGCCCACCGTGTAGTCGGCGAGGTTGACCTTGATGCCCTTGACCCAGTAGTCAACATTCGCATAACGGTACACGAACTCGGACATCAGCGGGACCTCGACGATGCGGCTCACGCGCAGAGCAGCGCAGAGCTCGGCGTCGGTCTCGTAGATCTTGCGGCCGATCTGGTCCTTGACCCATAGCATCTCGCTGTGGACCTCGGGCGAGCAGAAGAACACCGGGTTGCCGGTGCCGCGGTAGTTCTTGTTCGACTTGGAGACTTCCTCGACGAACGCGGACCAGCTGGAGTGGGCGACGTCGGACACGTTCTCCTTGAGGACGTAGAGATCGTTGTCGCTGACGATCGGGCGGATCTTGGTCTCGTCGATCTTGTCGTTGTCGGTTGCGGCGTCGCGGCCGTCGCCGATCAGGATCGCGCGGGCGATTTCCTCGTCGAGCATGATGCGCATCTCGGACCACAGCCATGCGACCACATCGAAGGACGTAATGTCGAGGATGTCGTCACGGTCGAGCTTCTGCTTCTTGTAGATGGTCTGCGGGTTGGTCTCGCGCTTGGCGACCGAGATGACCTCGTTGGCCTTCTGGTTGCCCTTGATGTAACCCTTGGCGCGCGCTTCGTCGGCGGTGATGTCCGCGACCTTGGATCGAATGCGGGAGAACGGGGTGTGGGACGTGCCGTTCATGACCTCAGAGACCCAGGCCATCTCGCGCTTGATGAAGTCCGGGGTCTTGCGGATGTCCTGAGCATCCGGGAAGAGGACGTCGATGTTGTCGATACCGTAGGTGGCGGTGTGCGCGAGCAGGGAGTCACGGAACGAGCCATACCCTTTCGCGTCTGCCATGACCGCGCCGAACAGCTTGATCATGTCGGAATGAGAGAGGACCTCGCCCTCGACCTCGATGGCGTCGCCCTCGAAAACGTTGTGATGTGCCATGTCATCTCCTTCGAAAGATTGCTTCATGTCGGAATCCTC